GAAGAGCCTTTGGGGTTCTTGGATAATTTTTATGGAATAAATATTCCATCTAATGGCTCCGGAGCAAATACGGAAACAAAAAGACCGACCTTGGTAGCGAATTCTTTGCTTGACGCGAACGACATAGATAAAAACACAGAACGTTTTTACTCCAGTGGTTACTTCTATAATGATATGCCACTCGCCACCAGCATGAAAACAAGTGCATATGTCGAAGCTCAAAAGAATATTAACCCTCCCTTCATGGCCTTCGCACAGGATAGGCTAATTCATTCGTCGATAGAGGGTAATCCTCAAGAGATATTTAAAAATTTATATGGAGACTTTGGAGAAAATGAGGAGCTTTTCGAAGAAGCAAAAGGCCTAATGGACGCCGGTATTCTTAGTAACAAATCATACATTGAGGAGACCTACTTGGAAACAGTGTTTAATTTTACAGACCTTGGTTCTTTAATTTGTGGTCTTCGAAGTTCTTATAACATTGCAGAAACTTTTGATAGGTCAATATATAGCTTCGAGGCCTCCGAAGAGCTTAAAAGGACGTTTGAAGGTTCTCTAAAAAATGTTTTAACATCTCTTGGGTATGAGTATGAACAGAGTAATACAAGCCACTTTGAAATAGATAATTTCAAGGACGAGAAACTAACACAATACGGTAGAACCTTTTTCAAAATAAAGTCAGAAGATGAGAATGAAATAGGTGACATCCGCATCGCGCGCCCCATGGGCATAGACCCTAATTCAAACATTAATCTAACACAAAGGGTTATTGTCAAGACCCCGTGGTCCACCTGCGAAAGTCCAGAAAATTTTGTGTCCCGCGACGGGGACCTTGTCCAGACCGACCACAATGACAACGAACACAGATATACAATAGATTCAGTGCCGGAATATTGGAATGATTTCAAAACAGGTGTTTGGTCGCAGACTGACATAAATCAAGATAATCGCACAGTGACATTCGGCCGCCGAAAAGATGCAGTAGGCATCGGCCGAGTCGAAGGAAAATTTGCCCTATTGGAAAACCCGGGCGGTACCCGCCCGGAGCTTTCGAAAAGAGAGGCTTTTGTTACAAGTAGAAACGTGTTTGAAGTATCTAAAAATCTTTTTGAAAAGCCAACACTTTCTTTTGACAGAGATAGTGGAAAACACTCTCTCGAACTGAGCAGCAAGTCGAACAGACTAGCACCAAATTTATATAAAATACCATTCAGGGTCCTTTTAACTCAGATTTTTAGAGAAGATGAGACTACGCCCTCAGAAGTTTATTGTAAAGTAGTGCCACCGTTGTATTTTGAGCCTGACCGCACAAATCAAGAATTGAGTAACATTCACAGCAAAGCTAGAAATAGCAATATAGGACAATTAAATAGAGCAGTGAAGAAGATAGCAGAGGAATATGTCCGCCTTGCAAGAAGTGTGTCGTCATCTTTAATAGAAGAGGGAATACAAGAAATACCAGAAGAACAGCTCGCAGCGCTTGAAGAAGCACTCAGACGTGACCCTCACGGCGACCCTGAAGGTCTACACTTTCAAAATAATATAGTCCTACCAGTTGACACAATAAGAAGCAGCCCCGGACTCTCCCATTTTCCAGATTTTACTACTGATTTTGGCAACGGCTCAGATGCTCGCGGTGATAGCTACAGGAGCCAAACAGACCAAAATCTTTTGACAAATAATGTTGATGATATTTTAAAACAAAACAAGTCTCATTTAGACCCTGGAAACTCTCGATTTGGCGGAAATAATGGCTCAAAACCACAATTTTGTTCAATCGAAAGAATATACTCAGAAGTGTTTAAAATAGAGACAGATTCAGAAAGTTTTAATTCAAGAATCGAGCTTGATGCTCTTTTCGCCAACCGCGGGGCCCTTGTCAAGCGGGAGAGCAGTGAAATAAAATCTTCTATAATGTCCGCGGCCGATGACAAACATAATGACAAGAGAAGTTATCTTGAATCTAAAAATTATTTCTATACCAACACAAGGTGGGACTCAACCGGTCCAAGAATAGAGCTTACATCAGACACCGCTTTTCATCGAATGATTTTTAGCATGCACAATGTTTTAAACGAGTACATGAATTTTCGAGCTGCCGGTAAGTCTAGCTTTTGGGGTCTTCTTACTGAATATAGAGAAAAATTTTATACAGCTATTCCCCGGGCCTTCGACCGCGAAGCAGGACCCGGCGGCGACGACGACCGCCTTAAAACAACCGGGACGCTACGACAACACAGAGACGCCATGGCCACCAGCGCGAGAAGAAACACTCCACATGCATTATTGTTTTCTAGGATTAGCACAAAATACTTGGAAGAATACTCTAAAAAATTTGTTTTGAATGAGATAGGGGACCTTAATAAACCTCACATTTTTGATGAAGATATTATAGACTTTCAAGGAAAAATACATGAGGCTTTCAGAAAGGACTCTGGAGGCGCCTGGGAACCGCCAGAACATATGTTTTTTCATAAGCTGAAATCTGTATCTTCTGTTCTTGCAGGTCCTGACCCGGCCGATGAAGAATATAAACATGGAGCACTAAATGCAAATTTGTTGTCTTTTGGGGACAACACGCTTAAAAATATCCCAGCCGGCGCTTTCGAAGGGATGAAAGTAAGAAGAGTCTTGGGAGGGCTAACCTCTCGCAAAAAAGTGGAGCTCCCCGTATTGCCTGGTATTTCTGGGGTGTCAATCGATGTAGATATACCAAGTGGGAACACTCCGGAGGTGTTTTCCGTAAACGAACCCGGGGTAGTTATGCAGATTCCAAATATGCAAGATATTATAGAATTAAGGTCACAATTTTACAGGCCTTATAAAATTGAAGACAACTTAAGGGACAATATATTGACAAACCAGTTTTGCTCTTTCAAAAATCTTCTCCCAAAGAACACAAGACAGGCAAGTAATGGGTACTATTTTGACGGCACTGGATACAATTTTGTAAACTACAATCAAATATCAGACTGTCACATTGATAGAAGGTATTCTTCTATGTACCACTGTTCAGGGAAAATTTCTCTAGTTGACTTATCTGTATTTATAAAAGCTTCAATAAAAAATGTAATGATACGCAGTGTCACCCCCGAGCAAAGGGAAGATGTGATAGACACCGTTTTCCGAGAAGATATTGACCCGTATGACTATTTTAAATTTGAGCCATTTTTTAGAAATGCTGAAAATATTAAAATAATTAAGCAGCTATATAACGGTGCTGGATTAGATACAAATGATAGAACCAGAATAAATAGGTTTGAATTTGATGATGAAATGTTTTCTATTAATAGATTTATGGAGTTTCAAGGTAGAACTCAAAGAGGAATATCTTCAACACTAACAAACGACCTAGTAGACAACCTAGAGAGCGTTATATCTTCAATGACTTATATGCTTGGAATGCAAATGTCTTACAAGACTTTTAACGAAATGAATTCTAGAAAAGGACAAACAAAAGTAAAGACTTTAGCGCAGTTAATGCTCCTTCAGAGGATTGTAAAGAAGTTGAAAAATGATAGATATGCACCAGCAAACACTTTGGCTATACTTTCAATGATAAGTGACCCAATTGCTTTTGATGACGCCATGAGTGAGTCGTTCAGTAGAAAAATTTCAAACACTTACAGAGAGTCAATAAAGGATTGGGCATTGGCATGCTTGCACTTCTTAATAATTCATATGGCCAGAACCAATTTCGGGTATGGAAGCCACCAAGCGCAATGGAAAGATGCATACGATTTTGTAGGTTATGCAGACTTCTCCACCAATTTCGAAAACGGTATGATACCTTATATAGTGTTTTTGCAATCGATTGGAGTTCTTGCTAATTCCAATGACGAACAGGGATACCGTTTTCACCACCATCGCAACGACACCGATGATGATGGATTTTTAATGAGGCTAAATATTGCAGACCCCGATGACCCTGATGAAAAAGTTGCTGCATTTTGGACTCAAAGTAGAAAGCGTTCTCCCAAGATGGTTTCTTACATACTTGGAAATCAGTTTAGAGATTCTATTGTCCAAAACATAGACAGCCTTTCAACAGACAGCATGGAAAAAATAATTAATTTTGCAAATGTTTTCAGATACCAATATTTAATGTTTTCGATTAATACGCAAACGGAGGGTCACTGGGTGCACGCGAACGACCGCGGCAAGCAAAGCTCCGTCCAAGCTATGCCAGTGTTACCACCTGGAAATTACGGTTCTTTGAGTAGAGGCGTGTTTCCAAATAACAACTCTTTAATACTTCAAGTGCTGAGAGAACATATCATACGCACAGATGTTTATCGGAGAAATCAGAAAGTGCCATATGTTGGAACAGAAGAAGACATAGCAATAGAAAATTCAGCATTCTACGAGCAAGCATTTAACAAATATATGGATGGATTTCTTTCGGTCTCCGATGATGAGCGTTTGAATGAAATTGCGGGCGATGCTGTCTCAAGAATTGAAAGGAAAAAAAGAAGACACTCTCGTAATTATCTCACTTCCGGTCAACTTGAGACAATTAAATTAGGTCAAATTGAAAATTTTGTGTCTAATTTAGATTTAAACTTGTTTTTTAATTTATTTTTAAGCTCAACTTCAAATGAAAACTATAATTCAAAAATTGAAAAAGGTCGAATAATAGACAGTCAAAATAATAATATAAAACCAGGCCCGCAGTATTCAAATGCAGCTCAATCTTTTGCTTCTATTTTTGGCTTCGCTGCAGACTCGAATTCGCCAATGGTCGAAATTCAAGCAGAGTCAGCTGATTTTCTTGATAATAGTCCACTTTTGCAAAAGTATATGATTGAGAAATACAACATGGGATACTTAGCGGACTCAGATAATATTCATGCCCGTAATATAACTCCATCTGAGGTTTACCAAGATATAGTTAAAAAGTGCTTGTTTGGTTCAAAGTCAGCATTGGGACACCTGACAGAAAAAGCACTAGACTCAGCAGCTTTCGCATCTGGACAACCGTCGTATTTAGACCAGATGGCACTTGGTGTGGTGGAGATAGATAGAAGATATCGACAAAGCTTCCGGGCGTTTTCAGGGATAAGCCAAGATGTTCTAGACGCTAGCATGCTTGATGAGGCATTTATTGACGGTGTTCTCGTAAAGGGTTTGATAAAGAGTTCAACAATAAAACAGGGATGTCGACTAATAGCTAATGTTTTCGAGGGCAGATGGGATGGAGACCCAGACTCCATCAGTGATGGAATCCAGCTTAACCTTACAGATAACGAAGGCAAAAACGTCCTAAGAGGTTACAAAACAATACAAAATATATCAGAAGAGTATAGAACTTTCTATATGATAAATAAAAAATCAGGAAACAACACATTTTCAGTGCCTATGTCAAAATACGAATATGTGACCAGTCCTGAAGGCGAAGCTTACTTTGATGAGTGCTATGATTTGCCAGAATATCTTGAATTATATGAAGAACGGCGCCCACAACTTGTAGAGCACCTACTAGAAGACGCCAGCACTAAGCTTGTTTTTAATTATGCATTGCCAGTTAAAAGATATCAGTCTGTTGCTACAATATTTGGTACCGACGCGTTGGCTTCTTATAGTGATATGCCATCAGTTATGGAATCTCCAAAGGCTACTTTGTCGTCAATAATAAACATAGCATCGATGAATAGAAAACAAAGAAATGAATTATTCAAAGATGTAAGCAAATCAGAATATTTTAAAACAATGTTAGATGACGCGAACACAAACCCGGACGGTATGAGCTGCTTCAGCAACCCTTTTGATGAAAATCTATTTAGTGATTGGTGGGATATGTTTAAGGAGTTAATCGTACTGTTCCCGGCGATATTGTTTAGGGGGATTGCAAACGCTATCGACCCGGCGTACAAAGAAATGAAAGTGCACTGGTCGGCATGCCAAATAAAAGAATTAACTTTCGATGGGATGCGTCCGTGGGACAGTACTGCAGATATGAATTATGAAGATATGTCCGCTGGACTGTGGCTACCAGGGGATTTGTCAGAGCAAGAAAGAAACAGCGGCCACGGTAGAGGCCTTTACTCTCCTATAATCCCACAAGCTGGTATTGATATCGTTGACAGTTTTGGAACAATAATAGACTCTGGTTTTACAGACGGCTATGACAAACTTGGCAACACTTTAGCAAAAACTGTTGGATATGCCTATAAAGGCCCGATATCTTTAGTTGACGGATTGTTCGAATTTAACATTCCATGTGCCGGGATTGGCCCAGATGGCTCTTGGGGAGATAAGAGTTTTAATACAGGTCGCTATGGCCACCCTGTATCGCCTTTTACCATCTTAGCGCTCTCAACACGACAGCTACCAGGAGACAAGAGAATAAGAAGAAATTCAGGCGCCTGCAGTGATGTGATACCGATACCGGCATTCCCACCACCAGAAGAGGCATGCCCAGTGGAGGATGTACCTCCACCGTTTGGCAGATTTAACGATTCCGAAGACTAAAATCTTTAGGACACTATTTACTAAAGAAACTTAAGAGGTACTAATAAGTATGACTGATTATGTCGGACCAGTTGGGCAAAGAATCGCACAACCAAATTGGCCCTTGTCTTTCGACGAGAACACGGGCCCTTACGCGCCAATCACAAATATAATTAAGTCAATAAGACAAGATTTTATAAACTTGTTAAGAACAAACCCAGGAGAATGGCCGAATGTTCCAGACCTGGGCGTCGGTCTAGAGAGACTTTTGTTCGAAAACTCACAACAGATAGACGTGGGAGACTTAAAGCAAAAAATACAAACTCAACTAAACAAGTATTTATCGTCTTTAAGAATAATTGATATCTCTTACGAGAGAATCCCGGATAACATAGATTTAAATTATGCTAAATTTACAGTGTTTTATTATATTGAAGACTTGGGCGAGGACCAGACCTTAGTTGAATACGTTACAGACGCAGGCGGAAACTTTATTTTAGGTCGACAATCGGAACAATATGCAAGGCTGGCAACCTTTGCTCACGACCGCGGCCTGAGAGAGCAGCCATAGTTACAGGAAACTATAAATGAAAGATACAAAAGTAAGCAACAAAATAAAAGAAATAGATTATACAAAAACTAGTTTTTCCGAAATAAAAAATGAACTTGTTGGGTACATGAAGAGGCACTATCCCGATTCTTACAGGGACTTCAATAGAAGCTCCTTTGGTTCCTTGATGCTTGACCTTGTTTCGTATGTAGGTGACCAGCTGCACTATTATTCCGACCACAATGCTAATGAGGCAATACCAGCATTTACCAAAGACCCCGCCACCCTTATAAGCCATATCAACTCTTTAGGAGGGGACCCACTAATAAATCCAGTTGCTGTTGGGTTTGTGGAGGTGCAAGTCTTGCGGCCTGCCATGGCCATCGGCCCCAGGGTAGATTCTAAGTATGAAGTAGAGCTTCGTGCGGGCTCTAAGTATATGTCAAATGGTGGAACAGTTTACACACAAATAAAAGATATAACTTTAAGTGAGGCGAACTCAACCGTCATGGGTTATAATACGATTTTAGATGGTCGCAAAATAGAATTTTTTATTTTAAAAGCAAAAGTGCCTGTAATCTCGGGAGAAGAAAGAACCTACACTGTCGATGTCGGAAACTTTCAAAGATTCTTAAAAATAGATGTACCTGATGATACTTTAACAGAAATTTTAAAAATAGAGGATAGCAACGGAAATGAATACTTTCAAGTTGACCACCTAACACAAGATGTTATATATAAGCCGATACAAGACCCAATAAAAAGAGATTCCAATGTTTCTTCTATTTTGAAACCAACCCCGGTACCGAGAAGGTTTGTTGTGGAAAAATCACCATCAATAACAACGGTTGTATTCGGCCATGGCTCAGAAGAGGACCTAAACACAGCATCGGCTCTCGACCCAAGCAAGGTCGCGCTGCAGCTTTCTGCAAAAAGTTACATATCCTCACAGAAAATTGACCCAAATAGATTACTCACAAATAATAAGTTGGGAGTTTCACCACAAAATACCACCTTAACGATTACCTACAGAAGCAATACTTTGTTGAACACGAACGCAGCAGTAGGAACCATAACACAAGTTTTGGAGCCCATTTTATTTTTTAAGAATGAAGAAGATTTAAATGAAGAAATTGTCAATTTTATAAGAGACAACGTACAGGTATTCAACGAAGAACCAATTAATGGAAACATCAGTATACCAACCACAGAAGAGTTAAAGAGAAGGTATCTAGGGGTATACGGAGCCCAAAATCGCGCGGTTACCAAGCAGGACTATGTTTCTGCCGTATATTCAATGCCGCCTATTTTTGGCTCTGTCAAGCGCGCCGCTGTTATCAGGGACACTAACGATTTAAAGAGAAATATAAATCTCTATTTAATATCGGAATCTGCAGCTGGAAAACTTGAAGCTCCGTCGGAACTGTTAAGAGAGAACACAAAAACATGGGTCGACTCAATAAGAATGATATCGGACAGCGTAGACATTTTTTCAGCAAAGATAATAAACTTCTCTATAGAATTCAATGTAAATTTGAAGACAAATGTGAATCAACAAACAACGCTGACGTTGATAAAAAACAAAATATTTGAAGAAATGTCAACTATTTTACCCGAAATAGGAGAACCGTTTTATATATCAAGTGTTATGAATATAATACAGAATATTCCAGAAGTTAGGAGCGTCCCTATAAGGGGCGGGGTAAAAATAAGAGCTCTATCTGGAGTGAATCATACAGATTTTAGATTTGATGTGAAAAGCAACACATCGCCTGACGAAAGCTTTATATATATACCAGAGGATGCTATTTGGGAGATTAAATTCATTGATGATATTAAAGGGACGGTTTCACAATAATGAGCATAAAAAGATATAACTCCAATAAAGATAATACGATAGCTAATGCCTTGAGAGAAAATTTGTCTGCGCGCTCGAAACAGGCTAATATGGGAGCCAGTGATATATTAGAGTTATTCTCTATATTTGGACAAGCAAGTAGCAGTTCTTTGGAAAAAGCAAGAATTATCTTAGAGTTTCCAGTTAGTGATATAAATTTGGATAGGCAGTCCGGTATTATACCCGACTCTGGCTCTATTGATTACGTTCTAAAAATGTGCAACACCCCACATGGTCAAACCACACCAGAAAACTTTACAGTAGTTGTACACCCAGTTGTTCAGCCCTGGAGCGAGGGCGACGGCCTTGATATGGAAAGCTATTTAGATTTAGAAGCAAGCAACTGGGCCTCTGCTTCCGAAGGCGTGGCCTGGCATTCTGCCGGCTCAGACTTTGTGACCAGCTCTTATGTTAGACAGGTTGACGTCCCATTGGTATATACTCAAGACTTAAAGAAGGGGACAGAAAATATTTCAATAAAAATAACACCCTGGGTTGAAGAGTGGCTTAAGCATGAAAATGGTGCATCGCTACCGGGTTCGGGTAGCATCTCCCTTTCGCAAAAGCCAGAAAAAGATGATGTCATTAAAATCTATTCTCACGAGGGACAAGAAGGCATCTTCAAATTTATTACCGGGTCTTCGCACATAGTTGGAAACATTGCATACATAAATACGGGAAGCAGTGCCGCAGAGGCCATAAGTGACCTTGAGGGCCATATAGACATATTATTTAATAATAAAATAATATCTAACTTAAACGACCCTGCAGACCAACATCTTGCACTAACCCAATCACAAGCAGGATTCCATGGAAATACGCTGATTAGTTCTAGTATTCCGTCTTCTAGGTCAACTATAGTTAATTTTTCTGGGGGTGTTGGGTTGCCAAATTACGGGGTCGTACTAAAACTTAGAGACGATTTTGAAGACGGCTCTAAAAAAAGGTCTTATTATACTAAGAAGTTTTATTCAAAAAGTTCCCATGAGTTTTTTTTAAAACCAAAAATTGAAGCTCAATGGGATTCCTCAAGAAAAGACGACAGAAATTATGTGATAAAGTCTAGCAGTCTTGCACCCTCATCAGAAAACCTTAATAATGTTTTTCACTATAACCGCTTTGGCGCAAGTATGGTGGACATTCCGAATACAGGCTCTAACTTAATCGTTAGATTTCTGACATCATCTTCCGGAGGAGATAGCGTGGGAGTAGTTACTTCAACCGGGGTAGAGCAAAACCACATAACAGCCAGCCGCGATAGCCTAGGCACCTACAAAGCTATTTTTGCATACTCAGGTTCAGAATCGCAACTATATGATGTTTGGTATAGGTCTGTTAATGCACCAGGTCAAAACATAGTTGAGACTGGGCTTTTTACCGGTTCAGGATTCAGTGTTTATGAGGACAAACTAGACAACTACCATGTCGTACCATCTTACGTTGTTAATGTAACTAACTTGAAGAAATCTTATCTTCAAGAAGAAAAAACAACACTAAGAGTATACACTAGGGATAAAAACTGGCAGCCAAACATATACACAAAAGCAAACAACGAAGCGCCAGTAAATAATATTAAAAATCTCTTCTACAAAGTAGTAAGATTGTCAGATAGGTACGAGGTGATACCTTACTCTACAGGAAGTAATAGGCAGTACTCTTTGACTTCATATGACAGTCAGGGTTCTTATTTCGATTTAGATATGAAGCTTTTAGAGAAAAACGATGCTTATGAAATATCTTTTCTTTTCAAAGACGGGCCTAATTACCTGGAGTTGCCTGAGAAGTTTAAATTTAGAGTGGACCCATGAACAACAAAGAAAAAAATTTACAGGACCTAAAAAGAAAAGAAAAGACCTTCCTTCAGCATTCAAATGTTAGGCAATCTGCAGAATCTTCAAAAAGATACAATAGTGTTCTAGAGTCTCCAGAGTATGCACTAGCTTACAAGAAAATAAATGAAAGAATTTTTCCAAACTTTAATATAAGAAATCCCTCTACTTTCGCAAAGTACGGAAATGCAAAAAAATACTATGAAAATTCATACAAAAATATACACAATTCTTATCCTTATGATGGCTCCGGTCTCGAAAAAATAAACTGGTCACTTAGCGCCTCCGCCGTTGACCTAGCGATACTGCAACATGAATACCCACTTGAAACTGGGCATGTAACATTTTGTTCTTCCGGATGGGGCACAGTATCAGCAACTGACGGAAGATATTCACTGCCCAGCAACCCCGAGTATATAAAATTTTCTGGGGGGCCGTATGCCAACACTGTTATTGATTCGAATACAAATCGTGAAAGTAGTCTGAAAATAGACCCATCATCCGGCAATACACTAGAATTTTGGATGAAAAAGTCCAACTTTGAGTCAACACTTACCCAGAATGAAGTTATTTTTGATTCTTACACTATTGATTTTCCTGAGGGCAACAATTCTCATGGAAGATTTTTGTTAGAGTTAGCTCCGAACGAGGGCTCATCCGGGAAATCGCCATTTTTCTTTACATACCTATCAGGAAATGTCGGCCTAGACAGAGTTAGGATAGGAGAAGGACTGAATAACAGTGCAGTGGCTGATGGAAAGTTTCATCATTATGCAATTTCCGTAGACTATAGAGAAAATTCAATATATGTTGATTTTTATGTAGATGGGTTTTTTAACAGTAAAAATGTAGTATCTTCGGTTCCATCGTTCGGCCCTGTTGAGGGGTACTTCGAGGGCGCCCTGGGGGCACTTGCGACCCCAAAAGATTCATTAGGTGGCTTAGGGTATGGCAAGCTATCAGCATCTTTAGACGAAGTAAGGTTCTGGAAAACAAAAAGAAACGCGGAAGAAATAGGAAACTATTATGATTTTCCTGTTCATGGTGCTACGGATGAGGAAAACATAAGCAGTAATCTGGGAATTTACTATAAATTCAACGAAGGAACAGTAGGGAACACAAACACAGATAAGATTATTCTTGATTATTCAGGAAGGCTTAATAATGGCACATTTGTGGGATACGCAGCCACCGCGCGCTCTGCAGACTCTGCAATAACCTTGTCAGACGCAACTCAACAAAAAGAGCCGGGAGACCCAATCATAAACCCCCTGAATCCAAAAGTGAAATCTACTCTTAACGAGCTAGTAGATTTGGCATTTTCTTATGATTTAAACAATAGCAACTCTATAATGAATAGCTTACCAACTTGGACGAGAGAAAAGACAAGCAATTCAGTATCCAATGATAGCGACTTTGAAATATTGATGCAAGTTGTAGCAGAAAGATTTGACAGTATTTGGATGATTATTGACCAGTTGCCTTCAATTGGGTTTACTCAATATAGGGACTTTGTTTATGGAAAGGCATCTATAGACCACAGAAGAAACTTTTCCTGCTTAGTTGGTTGTGAGAAAGACTTTGTTCATGCAAGCCATGGCTTAAACTCTTTTGATAATTTTTCGGTTCAGAATTTAATGGGCAGGGGCTTTTCTGTTGACGAAATGCCGTTAGTAAACAAATCATCTTTGAACGAGTACTTCAACAACTTAAGACTGGACCAGTATGACCAATCTTCAAATCAGTTTAGTAACCTTCTTTATTCAAAAATAGATGCAATAAAAGACAAGATTTTAAATTCAGTTTATGTTAACTTGTCCAACATTTACAAAACAAAGGGCACTTTTCAGTCTTTTCGTAACCTAATGAGGTGCTTTGGTGTAGATGAGAGGCTTTTAATTCCAAACATATATGGACAAAACGTCGAAAAAGATATATCCGCAAGCAAGGGTAAGAACTACGAATCACTAGAGATAAAATCTTTTTCTTTTTCGAACAAAAACAGGGCAGCAACATTAGTGCCGAAATCAAACTCATCGGAAGAGAAAAAGTTTATAGAGGGCCAATCCACACCAGTGGAGTATACAATAGAAACAAAAGCTATATTACCAAAACTAACAGACATCACGCTTACTCAAACAACATCTTCTATTTTTGGAATTAGGGATGTTCAGTCCCCATCTGGCTTGGCTTCGTCGGTAAATACGGCTGGCGTGACAGTCGAATCAGTAAAGTCGTCTGGCACAAACAAGGGTGCCTACTTTATGCTAAAATCTAAAGCGGGCTTATTTGCTGATATAAAGACAGAGTATTTTAAAGATGTTTTCAACAACACACCATGGTATCTGGCTGTTAAATTTTGCGAAGACGAAGACCTATCTTTCCAAAAAGCAAACACTTCGACAGTAAAAAAATATAAAGTAGAGTTTTCCGGATACAGGTACGATACAGATGTTCTACTTCAATCATTTAACCACAGTGCCTCTATTAGTCAAGCTAATTACAACACTTTTTCTGCGAAACATAAAGGCGTTTACTGCGGCGCGGAAAGGGCCAACTTAACTGGAGATGTAGTGCAAAATGCAGAATCACGAATGCTGTATTTGAATTTTTGGACCTCAAAGATATCAGAGGATGATTCAAAAATTCATGCTCAAAATATAAAAAGTGTAGGTCTGAGTAATCCTATGGACTACAACTTACCAAAAGAAGACCGGCAGACTCAACTAGATACCCTGGCCTTTAGTTGGCAATTTGACAACCCAACAAGAAGCTCTACAACCTATTCTATACAGGACGCATCTGGAGGGTCACTAGACAAAATATCAGAATACGGTAACATCAACGGTGCAAAGTATCCAGCAGAAACAATTGGTGTTGTTGATGTTGGTTCTTTTTCTGACACAGAGCACATAACAACAGTGACAGAGTACCAAATTGATAACTTAAAATCGGAATCTATGGTAGAACTCAAAGAAAGAGAGGTAGACAGATTTTTATTATCGTCCCGCCCGGTTACTTATTTGTTTACTTATGAGAAAAGCATGTATCAGGTGATTTCCAAAGAGATGCTTAATATGATTGGCGGTGTTATTGCTTACAACAAACTAATAGGAGAGCCAATTAACAAGTATCGCCCTGAATACAAAAATCTTGAAAAATTAAGAGATAAATTTTTTGCCAACGTTGAAAATGACATTAGTCTGGAAAGGTTTGTAAGGTATTTCAAGTGGATTGACTCTTCACTAGGTAGCATGCTAGAAAGCTTGCAGCCTGCAACTTCGCAAATGGACATGACTCTTAAGGATATTGTGGAGAGTCACTCTCTAGAAAGAAACAAATACAAGCATCAACTACCTCAGTTTGATTACAAGGACCCAGACTTAGAAGGGCAAATATTAGCCATAAACGAGCTTTTATATGACTGGGAGCACGGCCATGCACCGGTGGGAGGTTCTTTTGCTGAAGGTGCAAGAGCCTCAGCAACAATCACTACCACCGGTAACCCGTCAAATAATGAAGAATTTACCCTGACTGATGGTGACTTACTTTCTGTTACTTATATATTCAAAACAGCAGTATCCACAGTAGATGGAAGCAAAGACTCTGGTAAGGTTATAATTGGAATCAAAAACGCCACTGGGCATGCCGCATCTGTGGGAGACAGGATGCGCGCAGCCCTCATTGCGTCGGACCTTAATGCGACAGTAGAAGAGGTCTCAGCCGGTGTTATGAAGCTAACACAAAATACAAAAGGCTCAAACGGTAACACTGAAATAGATATGTCATCGGTCACGACCGTTACCGCAACTAACTTTTCTGGTGGGATTACCCCGGCCGATGAGTCAGATAACTGCTTGTGGTGGCGAGATAGAGCGGAAAGAACAGAAGCTCTATCTATTACTGGTGCACCAAACTCACTAAGAGAAGAGATTAGAACTAAGACGAATAATATATCAGTCAGCGGCTCAACATACGTGCTAAGAAAGCTTATTCGTCCGTATATCTTTACATCAGATAGGCAAAGAGTCTACAATCTTGGCTCAAATAGGAACTCAAATAAAAATAAGCAGTTGTATAAAGTAGTAAACACTGGAAAAAATATAGAAATTGAAAAGACAGACATATTTGAGTTCAAGCAATGTGGAGATATAATAGACCCTCATAGCGAAAAGATATATACAGCAAAAACAAACACCACAGGCACTAAAGGGTACTTGGATGCCGACGCAGACATGATATTTCCTTTTACTCTTTATAGTTCTTCAGTGGGTAGCGACTTTAGCAACTTTAAAGAAAAGATGATTATTACCAATAATCATGACGACCATACCGAGTCACTTCAGAGTGCTTGGGCGTTTTCGCACAATGGCATGCCACATAGAAGGGTGAAGGTTGGAACACCTCCGGGAGACGACCGCCCGGAAGCATACAACATAGATGCCACAGCAAGCAAGTTTATTATTAGTCAAGCTTCCGGGCCCCGTTCGATAGCCTCGATTGGCCCTACGCCTAGTTCTGCCTATCATATCGGGAACATAAAAACAAACAGAGAATCTATCCCTATAGTTTTAGGAAACTATGATAAAGTTTATGAAATTGTCCAAACCCATGGAAGGCACTTAAACAACAGATACTTGACTAAGAGTGGAAGCTTTGATATCACGCCAATAACTCCCTCAAGGGTGTATGGTTCTACAGACTATACGCCTGTGGAAAGATTTAGAAGTGAGCACGTTTTCGTTAATAGGTTTTCAGCGCTCGGCGCCCCTGAAAACTCGGGAATGTATACAAGAGATTTAGAAACAGAAGAGTATTCTATATATAACACAATAAATTACAGAAATCAGCTTGTACGCGGCATAAGCAACCTGCTTTCGGCTGAGTATTCTGAAAAGTTTGGATACAGAACTTTACCAGTTGCACTAGCAGCAACTGGAACCATAACCACAACAGGAAACCCTGGCAATAATGAGGAATTCACTCTTACGGATGCAGACGGTCTGTCAGTTATTTATATATTCAAAACAGGTGTCGCAACAGTTGATGGGAGCAAGGATTCAGGAAAGGTAATAATCGGCCTCAACGGCGCCAGCGGCCACGCTCCATCAGTCGGTGACCGCATCCGAGCAGCTATTAGCGCATCGGACCTCAATGTAACAGTGGAAGAGGTTTCGGGTGGTGTTATGAAGCTAACACAAAATACGAAAGGCTCAAGCGGAAACACTGAAATAGATATGTCATCGGTGGCCACCACGACGTCAACCAACTTTTCATCAGGTCGAGACTTGACAATGGCCAGCACCCATATGACGAATCGTAACTATTTTCACTACACTGCGTCAGGTGGAGAGTTATCAAGACCTGATAATTTCTTTGTGCAACACCCTATTCCTCAAAATGATTTTTCATATTCTTGGATTACAGCCTCCGCAGAGGATGACAAGCATTCGTTTGTTAACAGGAATGACGGATTTGGGCACGAACACAATTTTCATACGTCCAGCAAGCCAGGAATAACATTTTTGTCTTCATCGCAAAGAGTCGAAAACCTAGACTTCGCAAGAACAAACTTTAATATAATAGACAATGTTTTGACGGGTTCGAATTTTATATCCAGCTCTCTAAATACCTATAACTTAAATGACATTCTTTTAAACAGAAATGGCCCATATGGGTGGCCAACCTGGAAGCAACTAAGAAATTCTTGGAACCCTCTAGTAATAAAGCACATGAGGAATAATATATATTCTAGAACTTTTTATGGCATTGAAGATGAGGACTTTGAAGGTCAACAGCCCTTTAGTGCTCAGTCAAAGACTCCATCAATGAATGCTATGATGAATATGCCAAACTTTGCTCGCGAATTCCATAATTCTGATGACCCTTACGTTGCATCGACAGAGGTTAACAAGAGAGAGGATTTGATTTCAAGGTCAGGGCCGGCCCAAAGAAGAGTATCAGTCAACTACAAAGAGAATCCATTGACTGATAGATTTAGGGCAGCCTCAATTACGATACACAATGCACTAAGACCAAACCCAGACTTTGAACAAAGAATCGTCGCACAGGCCCAATTGCTAGAATTCGGCCTAAATGTAGACCCAAATGACCCGAACTCATTTCCAATTATGGATACTGCTCCGATAGCAATACAACAAATCAGAAATTCTAGATGGTGGTCTGACGCACTTTATTATGAAAGTTTAGACGAGTCTGATGAGAACGTCGACTTATCTTACTCGATTAGCCCCCTAGAGCGCCAACGAACGAGAATAAGTGACCCTGAAAGTTATTTGCAAAATGTTACCATTAGAAAAACATTCCAAAATGATATCAGTATGTTTTCAAATATGCAAATACAAATAGACCAGAACTTAAAAGATAGAATTGAAAATAGCAACTTCTTTGATTTTATTTCACAACTTGAAGTAGAAAACCAGATAAAAGACAACAAGCTCATTGAGGTAAACTATATCGAAAAGATATACCCAAGAGAAATTAACACTTTTACAAAAAATGTAAGAACAAGAGAATATTTTGATTATTTTCCATGGAAAAGTGCCAGGACAAATAGAAACATAGTCCTTACTGGTAGCGTATCCTATAGTTCGGACTTCGCTGCACTCAGACTTGCGTCTTTGAAAGCATTTCCTAGGATTACGGTCGAATCGGGAGACAAGAAAAAGACAACATATTTGGAAAGGTATGATGCTGTTGATGTTTCTCATATTGGCTCTAAGACTGGTCCTGTCGTCGAAGACAGAATCAGCGGGTCAGCATGGCCCTTAGACTCCAGAAAAGACTTCTCGCAACAGCCTACAAACATAGCATCTGGCTTTGTAAACACGGGTCCAGGCTTTATCAAGTCAAGGGACCAGGCAACGAGGCATGAAGGAATTCTACAGAATGACTTTAGTACATGGCCCCTGGGATATAATGGCCTATATGGCACTCCGCCATTTTCTCTGGTTTACAACAGGAGAATACCGCAAGAGCACTCCTCTAAAGTTTTGCTTTCTGGTGAAGCAATGTGGGAGGCCGCAACGTCAAGCCACAGTCCTTTTCATTATGATAACTATGTGGATTATGCGCATCACGATATTCGACTCGTGGGCCAAGACCACTCAATAGTGCCAGAATTTAGAATCAGCGAATTCGTAGAAGATATTTTGCTTGGTGAGAGGGATTACCCAAACATAGGAAATGATTATCTATCTTTAACTGGTGCCATATATCATAATTCTTCAGGAGATTTAAATGTAGGGGGTCAATTTTTTAAAACATATTCTAACAGCGACTTTTTAAAATACTTCAAAGACTATGATGAAGAAATAGCAGACTTGCCGTTCTCACATACAAGAATTAATTTCCGGTGTGTCGCAGCGATGAAGTTTATACCATATGATGGTCTGTATCCAGCAGAAAGAACAGTAAAGCTTGCGACGATGTTTTCTGAAAATTATTTACCACAAAGAACTCTTTTGGGTGCGGAATTCCGAGAAAATGCTCTTGCTGACGTCGACGTCAGCAAGACTTACCTATCGTTAAGGGCTAACTCTTGTAAGTACCAGGCTAGTAAGCCATTCTTTGGCCCTGGCGTACTCTACAACTCGATTAAAGCAGGAGTGGCAGTAGATTACCCAGTTTTCCAGGCATCCTTTGCAAATGTGTCAAATTTACCCGCAGCCGCACCACTTCGAGATTATTCAGCACTTAATTTAAATTCAGGAGTAGCTTTTACTGGCTCTATCCTCAACAGTACTAAAGACTGCGGAATTCCTAGAATAAAAAGTACGGTTACAAAAAGAATTGAATTTGAAGATATATTAAGTCCAGCCAGATTGCACGGAGAGTTGATTTATGACAACGAGCCTCACCCAAGCGCCAGTTTAATATATGGCAATAAGCACTGGGAGAAGATTATAGAAAGACCAACGTCTTTTGGAAGATTTAATTTAGACCAACTAGTTCGAACGCTGGGTATAGTCCACCGTAACCCCGAAGAAGATTTCGCAATGCAAATGGCACCATATACAATGGCTATGCAAAATTTTGCATCAGAGACAGTAAACTTTTTTGTTGATAATGGCAAATTAACAACTATGGTGTCAAAACCTGTTAATAGGTTTTTCAAACAAGGCACAAATCATAAAATGCGAGTGTATTTAACAAACGTAGAGACAATGATGTATGACAGACACTCTGCTTTTGGTCCACCGGTTCATGACGGGTCAACTTCTAAAACAAACGTTCAAAATACATCAGCAGGCACTGCCGAATCAACAACGATAACATTCAACAATCCGGCTACCTTCAGCTTAAATACTATAACAAGCGAAGACAATCTGCCAAGGATAACGATTGTCGACGGTTTAGACAATAGTGCAGAGGTCTTTTTGTTTGAAAATGGAACTTCAGCCGGCACAAACACTACAAATCGTATATTCATTGATACTAGTAGTGCTTCTGCCGCCGACGTTGCAGCCTCTATGAGGACTTTCTTGTTGGCTTCTAGCTTGGACGTTACAGCAACCGTTAACGGTTCGGGGGCTATAACAATCGCCCTTGCATCCCCGGGTAAGTCTATATCAAATTCAGTAGCTCTGAGAAATGGTAATTTAGGCTCAGCCGGAACAATCACAGTTTCAAATTTCGGTGCGGTAGATATTACTAACAACTCATCATTTGGGTTTAGCGGCGACGTAGCCGGAACACAGTTCTCGACATCTGTTAAATTCAGCACTAGTTTAGTAAACGCCAAATCGGGCCTCAGTGCGCTATGCCCAGCAAGTGCAGCTGCCTATCCAAGTTTGAAAGTAGTAGACGAAGCAAGTAATCAGAAGACTATTAGGTTTTATAATTCTGCCGCTGGAGGCCCGTGTACTCACGGTGAACCAACTGTGTCAAATGTAATTTATATAGATTTAGATGGAATCAGTGGAAGCTCAAGTATCGCAAATGAAGTGATTACTGCCTTAACCGGACAGGGGCTCGGCATGACCTTCGCTGCAGGGTCAAACCCTGGAGAGGTTGTTTTTACTTTGTCCGGGGTGGGTACCCCATCAAATGCGGAACTCATCGCTGCAAATGGAGCTTTGAATGATGGTTCAAACAATAGAGTTATAGCTGATTCTTCAATTACTGCGTTCTCTGGCACGCCAGTGGGGACTGGAACAGAACAAATACAATTTAGAGCAGCATCGGTGTACTTTAGTGAACTGGAAAAAATAAATATCGCGGCTAATTTGCCAAAAATAGTTATAACTGACCATGCTGGCACCTCAAGAACATATAAATTCCGCGCATCGACAAGAAGCTATGCAGCCGAGACTGGTACAACTTTCTTTGCCGTAACATCTTCATGGACGGCCCCCCAAGTGGCGTCAAACTTTGCAAGCACCGTAAATACGGATATATCAGGCGGAAACATAAATTTAGCAACTACAGGCGTATCTACTGACACGGTGACATTGACCCTAAATGTAGCCGGCGCCTCGACTTCGGACGCAATAGTGGTTTCTGACGGTACCGTTCCAGGTACAATCGTCACTGGCGGAAGTGTAATCGCAGAATCAAACCCAGGCTTCAGTGTTGGTAACGACCCAGATTCTTCTGATTTTGCAAATGACTCAACAGTAGATACTGATGAGTGTACTCACGGATATATGCCATATGTTCCGCCTTTCTTAGATGCAGGCGCAGAACCATATGTTGAAGTAACTTTTACACCAAGTAGAAGCGCTAATTATACAGCAAAAGAAATTATAGAAGAATGTGCCTTTTCTTATAGTAACTTTAAAGAGCAGCCAAGTAATCCTGGACAAAATACAAATTACATTAATTCAATGTCCTTATCAGCGTCATTAAATCTTGGAATGGCAGTGACTTTGAGAACGGACAATGAGTCTTATGATTACGTTAAGAACCCGAACACTAATTTGTTTGAAAAGCAAAACATTGTTCCGTTTGCCGGAGACCCCAATAATAAGCTGTCTAGGTGGGTGATACAATCCAAATGGGAGACACCAGTTCTTGACTTTTTAAACGTAACATCTTCGGCTTTAGACCTGGACACCAACTCTGTAAGAGAAGTCAGCGGCTCTCCGTGGAAAGAGAGGTATTGGGATGTTTATTATAAGAAAAACTTTGAAAGACAGAACCAAACTAGTGGAAACTTTCTTACTTCATCGACTGGAATGTGGCACCAAAAAGGAGAGGTGGTTAACACAGCCGCGCTCCAAGAAAAACAAAAAGGTTACTTTTTAAGAATAGAGGACGTAGAAACAGGAGATTCCTCAGGCCTCGCAACAATAATGGGATTCAATGAGCCTGTAGATGAAGAAGAAAGAGAGCAGAAGTCTCTAAATCTGCCAATTGCTCCGGAAACGCGTAATAGAATAGGCCCAGTCGAGGACAAAAAGCTAGTAAAAGAAGCAGTAGTGGCAATACCTTATGTTTTTATGAAAGAGAAAGACGACCCTGTTCAATTTGTTAATTTTAGACCAGGGTTCTATAGAATGGCCTTAGAATCTAGAGAAAGAAAAATTACAGACTTGAATAATCTGCTTTTGTCTAACCAGGTTTCCACAAGAGAGGAGGTCGCAGCACAAAGAAGGTTGTATCAAATTTTGGAGTCTAGCCCAATGAGTGACTCACCAGTAAATGCAATAGAGTATCAACTTAATATGATGGACGAATTTGTCCTACCGCCTCAGCTGGATTTTAGAGTAACAGGTGAAAGTCCATATATGATGTACTTTTTTCAGTTCCATGCAGAGTTTGATATTGACGATGTTTCAAATGTCTGGCAAAACTTATCACCTGTTTCTGCCGGCTCGACGGCTTCACCAAGATATACAAGCAGCTCAAAGTCATTTAACAACAGAGACAACACAACACTGTTTGATGTTTCATACGTCAGTCACTATCTAGACACAGTAGAGCTCAATGGTCTTGAGTTGTCCCCAGTAAGTGATTATAGGAGTCTTTTTTCTCCAGATAGTGGCGCCAAGCATGAAACTCGTTGGCTGATTTTTAAAGTTAAACAAAGAGCGGAGCACAATTTTGAAAAAATAAGACTGAAATCAATTGACAGCCGCATTCACAACATAGAGGGTGGGATACAATATATAAAATCTTCAAAAGACTCCAAAATAAACCAAGAACAGTTGAAAAATGTTCCAGGCTTGCAGGATGGCCACCTTCACTTTAACTGGCCATATGATTACTTTTCCTTTGTAGAGCTAATTAAATTAGAGACCAAGATTGATACATTCAACAATAGGCAAAAGTAGGAGGTTTTTGTGAGTTTTTTTGACAAACAACAAGAAGTGATTGATATAAAACTAACACAATTTGGAAAAAACCTCCTAAGCAGGGGAAAATTCAAGCCAGTTTTTTATCAATTTTTTGACGATGGGGTCCTGTATAACTCTGATTTTTGTGGAAATCCAGAAGAGCAAAATCGTTCAGAGGATAGAATTTTCGAGGCGCCACAGAGAAAAACACAACACCTAGCTTCATCCGTAGATGGAGGCTTCAATGATTTTGAATATGAATCACCGGTTACAGACCCAGAAAAGGAACTAGCAGTGGTATCGCCAGAGACACATACAACTAACAAGATATTGAGATATCCACTTAGGAATTCAAGTATAGATTCCCAAAACGCGCCTCAGTTTTATCTTGTTGCAACAGAAAACAAAATAGAATCCTCCAAAGACAAATATATAACTGAAGTTGGCTCTTTTGATGTGCCTCAAATAAATTTTTCTTCTTCTTATAATATTTCTAGAAACATTCATGACGCTATACCTGTGAATGAGGTTGCAAGTTCGGTAAGAGATTTTAGACGATATTTTGATTTGACATCTAGTAAAATAGTGTTTTTAAATAATAGCTTTATAGAAGTGTCCGGGGGAGATGTGTCGATAGAACTAGAGGAGTTAAACACTCTAAATGTGTTAGAAAATTTTGAAATAGAAGTATTCGAGATACATGAAGTTGAAAATAGAGACACCAAAGAGTCTCTAACTAGGCTTTCCGAGACCAAAGTAAAAGAGCTTTTTGATATAAGCGTAGATAAAGAAGTTTCAAGCACAAGAATAACTGACCAAAGAAATAGTATATTTGACGGAGACCGCTAAAAGATGCCACAAAACTTTGACTTCGAAGTGCCGTTCCCAGACTATAGTGTGGAGAGGATTGTTTTTGAAGAAAAAAAAGTAACCTTACTTTGTTCAATGATGAGACCTCGAAACCAGAATAATTCAAGTTGGTTTTTATCGAGCAGGTTTCATCAATATATAAAGGTGTTTTTTGTAGTAAGCGAAAAGTTATCAGAAGAGCAGCTGATTAAATATAACTATCCGCAGTTCAGGGTTTCGGAGTGGTCATCAGCCTTAGAGGTGCCCCTTGAATCCTGGGAAGCTTGTACAGAAATTAACGAAGGTAGCAACGGCCGCCCAGCAATATTTGGAAGAACGATAACTAGCTTAGAAGAACTGGTACAACAAAAGCAGTTGCTTCAACAAAATTTATACGCATCTATTAACGATGATGCAGTAACACAAGAGAATATCGTAGGTTCAATATCTAGTGACCACTATTTTGAAGTTGAGGTAGATTTCCCTTCTATAGAAAAATTAGACTTGGACGCTTACAGTAGCTCTTCTCTTGACGTTTTTTCTTTTATGCATATAGATGTTGAAAGAATGAAAGAAGATTTCAACTTAGGTGTAAATGCTGGTGAGATTATTGGCATCGGCGGCCGCTTTAAGTACGACAAATGCTTGAGAAAAGTAGACGAAGATATGCCCAGCGAAAGACTAGAGGTCATCGAAAACGTAAATGCACTTTTCAGGGAAAACGGCAGTGCATATAGCGGCATGGCGCACTACCATAGAGACGAAGACGGCGAACGCGGCCCTGGTGGCTATGTTGGTTGGATGTCCGGACCCGGTCCCGGCCTCGGCTTTCCAGGGGTGGTAGAGGAGATGGAGAATAGAGAGAGGCTCACGGCGCGCCCAGTTAAGAATACAAAAGTTGTCTATAACCTTGTACATAACCCGCTAGATTACACAGGTCAGTCGCTTTTGGGTAACAGAAATTTACAAAACACATACGACGGGTATGAGATTGGCCAATCTTTTGGCTTAGGTCTCTTGGCCCCCGTTAATACTCCTCATGTTTCCTTGGGAGAAGAGTTGATAGCCCACGTCCGCGCACAAATAGGCCAAATTGGCATGGTTGGAGATATAGGAACTTCAATATATAGAGAAAAATTAGAGAATGCCGCAATAGGCTCAATAAGAAATAGTAAATTTAGCGTGATGGATACTTCTGTCGACCCCGACCTTTTATCTTCCTTGATAACAGAACCGTTTACCGACAGGACACATTACCTGTCTATAATGACGATTAATTGTGATGATGTGCTAATGCACAATTCTAGATTCGGTCACATATTCCGCAATATTATGGAAAATACACTACCTGAAATATCCAACCCAATCCTTGACGACATGATTGCGCTTTGTGAAATTTCCGATTTTACAGTAAAAAGAAGAAGAGTAACAAGAATGCCATTATCTAATAATTTTTCGTCAACGGGTAAAAGGGAAGAATACGACTCTGATGAGCCTAGAAAGTTAATGATTTACTGCCCCGGCGATTCAGAGCCCGATAATGTACGAGCTGGCTTCTCAATAGCAACCAGAGAGAATCAAAGGTGCTCAATAAGTCAGTCGCAATCTCCAGATAGGCTCAAAAGGGTGTACCAATTTAAAGATTATGACCTCTGGGAGAACATAGACTATGGAACTTACGAATACATAGTAAGCATCAACTTCAAAGACGGCGTAAGGGAATATCTTGTCAGTCTGTATCAGGAATATTCTCGTTTTCTTGCAGAATATTTAGACTTTGTAAAGGAGGCGTCAATACCATATTTGGACTACAGGAACTCAGACTACTACCAGGGTCATCAATTTGAAGACTTATTTGCTGAGCGCGTTGCCCAAAGGCAGTTTAGGAGTTCTGGAAATTATATAATTGGCCAAGATAGATTTACAAGAGAATTTGCACAAGCAAAAAACAGGGGGGACCTTCCTCCTCAATCGGTCGAAAATATTGTTAATGTATACCTGAGAACACTGATTATACTTGGGATAACACCTTTTAGCCTTAGTCTTCTCGACCCAAACGCGGCCGTACAACAAGAAGACATGAGAACACTTTTGCTCGAAAAGCTCAAAGTAAATAAAGCCACCTTAAAAACTTATGAATTTTTCTATGAACTCTTCTCTTACACATTAAAAGTTTTAGAGAAAGTCACATTTTTAAGAAAATACAGCAGATACTCACAGCTGAACTTTGACAGCTCTTCAAAGTCTTTAAAATCAACCATTGACGTTCCTTCAAACCAAGTATCGCTAGAAGCTCCGTGCAATGCTTCGGTTAATACTATTCCTAAAAATGCAATTTTAGTGGAACCAGCAATTCCAATAGTAGGAGATGTTGTTGAGATACCAGGGGCTTTTTCTCCCAACGCAGGTCTGGGTGCAGTATTTTCAATAAGAAATTTTCGCGGTGGCTTAAATTCAGATAATCCCAATTTTCGGGCAATAAGCGGCAACCGTATAGAAATTGTTTCCCCTGTTGAGGTTTTTGATGGTTCGGTTTCTAGGGCGGATGCAGAAGCAAGAATTTTCGCAGCAATAGAAGCATCAACAGTGGGCTCTATTGATATTCCTGGTAGAGAGCTTATGAGAGACCCTTTAAAGCTTTTCAATAACACCATGGCATCCCAGGGGGGCATCACCTTTGAATCTATGGCAACAAAGATTATGGTTATAAGGGAAGACGAGACGACAAGCGAGAAAAACAACCACATGAACGTAGACATGCAGAAAACTCTTTTAACAGAAATATTGAACTCTGAATCCGGTGAAGATTTTGAAAAGAGGATTGATGATGTGTATAAGGATTATTACTACACAAAGGAGGGTCTGGGGACCTTGTTTGATACAGTAAAGAGTGTTATGACGATTGCAAAAGTTTCACAAAAAATAAGCACAAAGTCTACGTTTAAGGATATAGTCATGTCCGGAGATACCGAGTCAGACTACAGGCACAATCAGCGCGACCGACGGAATTCCGCAAGAACATCAATTATGGATATTGGTTTTGTTTTAAGTAAGTATGTTATAGGCTCTGGCCTTCAAATCTCTGGGGCAGATTCAAATATTGGTATATATATTCCAGAATCCAAATTACCAGCCGGATTACATTTAGTTAATAAAATAGTAGTTTCCTCTGGTTCACTGAACGGTGCAGTAGCTCAAAGCAATTCCCCTACTCGACGGGCTTCAACAAGCGCAACCACCCCTACAGGCACAGGTGCACAAACATCTGGACGTACCACTAGTTCAAATTATGGAGGAGGAGGAGGTTCTAGTTACTAATAAGTAATTTTATCTAGATTTAAAACTATGGCACACGACAACGACAACGACCCAAGAGAAAACCCTTGTACAGATGAGTTACTCGATGACCCAACAGGAACTGACCCGCCCGGGAATCTCCCACCTCCTGGTGGGGGCTTTGAGGCTGAGCCGCCTCAGCCGCCGCGACCGCCCGCGGGCGAGCAACCATTTCCAAGCCCAGCGCGAAATGAAGATTTTTCTAACCCTGGCGCCCCTGACCCTGCCGCACCAGACAGGATGGAGGACAACGCTGCTATCAACGAGATTGGTTTCTCTTCTGCAACTAGAGAGGTTTCAACTTTTAATGGTCGAAACTTTGTACCTTTGGCTTCTTTGTATAATAGCTTGCTTGGAAGCACATCATACAATTTTAATCACACAGCAGTTAAATCTGCGGCCGCCACTGTTGGTACTACTCCCCAAGCCAATCCCGGAGATAATTTTAGAGAATCAATGTTAAGCTTTTTTACTGACGGCGGCGACGTCGATGAAATTGCAAAAGAGATTGAGAGAATAGACCTGCAATTTGAAGAAGGAATTTTCCAAGACCGATTTCCAGGCCCTGGTGCATTCATGCTTCGACATAAAAGAGAGACATTCTTTTATTCTCCGTTCGGTCGCGACCCAAGTCATGTGAATTTTCAAAATAGTAACGTTTTTGGATTCAACATACCATTTGAGGCACTAGACCGAATGGTCCGACCTAGGAGCGACCCAGCCAACCTAGTAATAGAGGGAGAATCTCGTAGTGCCTTGTTTGAACAATATATTTTTAAGTTTAGAGAAGACACTTATTTAAATGCAACATCGCCAAATCGAGAAGCAGAAACTTATGTAGATACAATGCCTGCAGGAATAAAAAAAGAAGAATTTTACGATATTTTTTGCCTTGGGAGCCGCTCCTCTGCGTGGCGAACTATTAGCGAAGACCTAAGCCAAGAGGCCAAAGATTTCTACAGACCTGGGCTTTTTAGGTTTCCTTTGAACGATGAAAAACATATTTTTTCTGATTTTTGCTTCGATGCTCCCGCCTCTTTTTATGAAAAGGAAGTAAATAATATTTTAATTTCTCCTTCGCACATGGCGGATGTAGAGGCAGAAGTAAAAAATCCATCTTTCTATTCAGAGTCCGAGCTTCTTATATCTGAGTCTGAAATTCCTAATATATATAAGTTTTATGATGCAAAGCAGACTATTAAAAATTTAACGGAGAGAACAGAAGATGGTACAATAAGAGACATAGACGGCCTCACGGAACAGCAAGAGTCCTCACTGTCTGCAGCCCGCCGAGTTATTCAATCGTACACAGACATAAACGAGAGAGATAATGTATACCAGACGCCAGAAGTGCTGAAGTTTACTCACAGAAAAGTCGAAAAGCTTAAAGAAATAAATGATTTAATTTTTAAAAAAAGAACTTTAAAAAGAAAAGATACATCACTTGCCCAATTTTTAGATGAAGATATAGATATTACACCTGAAAATTACGTCAGAATCAAAATTAGCTCCTCCGAGATTGGAATAGTTAATAATTTTTTGAAAAAAAATAACTTGGATTTAGCAATACTAGAATATATATCATCCCCGGCCGGCCCAGACGGAAAAAGGAGAATCACAAGTCTTTTAGACGACAAATTTATTACAAATGATTTAAATCCAACTTCAGAGGGGACGGTTGATATAACAAACAATGATGTTGTTGTCAACAATATTAAACTTGATTTTCATCCAAAGTTTTCAACGCAAGGTCTCGGGCCGATTGTAGGAAAAATACAAAATGACCAAATAAATATCGAAGAGTATCCCTTGAAGTACGATAACTGGGATAACAAACAGCTGCTGTCTCTTGACACCTTAATACAAAAAAATGTATTTATGGACCAGTTAAATTCCTATATTGCAGAAACAGGAATCCAAAGAAATTTTCATGACATGATGTCAGGAAAAAAAGCATACTCAGAGGTAATAGGGTATAAGGTTTTAAAATATAAAGCACTCTCAGAAGAAGAATTTAGCAATCGGCAGAGCATTTTAGATAGTGACAGGGCAAATCGTAGCCCTTTTGCTCCACGAGAATTAGCTTCCCCGCGCGAGCTAGTGCAGACATTTTATTTTATGGACTCCGACGGAGTTGAAGAATTTGAGTATATAGATTCTCAAGTTGTGCCCGGTAGAGAGTATGAATACGAAATATATACAATAAATTTTGTTATTGCAACAGACTACAGATATATACGAAGCCAAACATATTTTAACTGGCAACGCCCCACGGGACTGGAAGGCACCCCCCTAGTGTCAGAAGAGGGTTTGCGTAGAATTTATCCGGGTATTGATGATGTGCGCCACAGCGCCATCACCTTAGGCATAATTTCAGATAAAAACCTCTGCTTGATTCCTGCGCCGTTTTTTAAGAAAACTATCCGTCCGGAAGATGCACGCCCAATGGCCCCACAGGTTACTTTTTTGCCATATCAAGGTGTCGAAGATAAGTTTGCAATATTGTTTGATACAAACTATGGAGAAGTAAGAGAAAACAGAATATGGTTTAGAACAGGCGTTCAAAACTATAAAATAAACTTTAAAACAGATACACTGCCATCGCACTTCTTGTGTGTAAGGATAGAGGAAGAGCCTAGCCGGTGGCAGGATTTTTATACCTCTAGAACCAGAAGAGACTTTGTTGTGCCTTCATATGGCAAGACTGGCTTTCTTATGCAAGACATAGAGCCAAACAAAACTTATTATTATGTTTTTCGTGCCCTTGATAATTATGACCCGTCCGAAGATGGAGAATTGCCAAAAGATTTGTCGAGTCTACCAGATGTCAAGGCCATAAGCTCTAATCCAACATCTATATATAAGGTAAGGATTGTTAGTTATGATGCTGGAATTTTCATGGAACTAGATGTACATGAGATGAATCCTAGCTCAAGCAAGTTTGTTAAAAAGTTTGAAAACATACTTAAGATATCACCAGCAATGAGGCAAAAAGTTATAAACTTCACCCGGGTGCTAAACATTGAAGCATCTGAAGATGAAAGTACAATGAACAGACTAAGAAAGGAGCTGCAGCTAATTAATCCTGGAGACAATTTTGAGTTCCAAAAATCAGCACCTCAACTGGGCTTATTGTCCCTTGGGCCATCGCAGCCTACGCGTTCAGTTTGGGGGAGAAAATTTAAATTTAGAATAACGTCAAAAAAGACAGGAAAGAAGATAGATTTGAATATCGGGTTTAAGCAAAGCAAGGACCCTTCACCCGAACCGCTTTCTTGAATATTAAAAGCATTATTTTAATTTGAATAACTATTTATTAATGAATTTTAGCTTATAAAGAGGAGTTATGTATGGCTTTTTTAGATAATTCGGGAGATATAATACTAGATGCGGTCTTGACCGATGCAGGCCGCCAAAGAATGGCAAGGGGTAATTTTAAGATTACAAAGTTTGCCCTGGGGGATGAAGAGATAAATTATGGTCTATACAATTCAAATCACCCAAGTGGCTCAGCTTTTTATGATTTAACAATCATGCAAACGCCTGTTTTGGAGGCTTTTACTGATAACGCCTCTATGATGAAAAGCCGACTAGTCACAATGATTAGGAATAATATACTTTTCTTGCCAACACTTAAGCTTAATAACGATTCCGATAATAAAACAGCATTGCACTCAGATAAGGTTTATTACCTTTTGGCAGATGTCAAAACCCAAGAAGATATAAATGACGCAAACCTTGCTGAGCACCGCAATTTCTTGTCAGGATTCCTCAGAGGCCATGGGGTGAAGAACATAAATTCAGACCCAACTAATCACATAGCAATAGACCAAGGAATTGACAGTACAGATGGCGGAATAACCTATAAAACGATTATGCCTGAAGACCTAGTAGAAACAGCATATATAATAAGAGCAGACCACAGACTTCTTAGAATAAATGTCCCAGACGCAACATTAAATACTGCAAATACCGCCTTGGTGAATCAATTTGTTGACGATGATGGGATTGCTACCTATTACGTTTCACTAGGGGATAGGAATGGCGCCGTCGAGCAAAATCCGACACCTGACTTTAGTTCACCATTCAAGGATGAGCGTCACCGCGGCAACGTTGCAATTGGAAACGCCTCGCTTTTTAATGACGACGTCGCCGGAAACGACAAGGCTGCAATAAATGAAGCTTTCGCGGGCCCCCTTGGAAGTATTCTAAGAATATATCCTAGAACGTCAGTGCATGTACAAAATAGTGAAACTTTGTTCGATGAAATTGGGCAAGTTGGCACAGGTAATCTTCAAATCACGAGCCAAGACCACGATAAGCTAACGAGTTGGAAATATATTGATACGGTGATTAACGTGGTTGGAGTTACAACAGGTTACTCTATAGACATACCAATTAGAATAGTTAGAAAAGTAGTAAGTTAAATATTAGGAGCATATAATGGCCAATACATTTTTTAAAAGTTTTGCAGAGAATGACAGAACTAGCACAAGAACCCTTTTGCACGAGAATATACCAATCACTGGGACTATAGTTTCAGGCACTTATACGAATGCAGACAAGACAGCACAGAAAAATATAAAATCTTTTTCTCATGGAATGTTTAAGTCGGTGTATGACTACCCGTATGCTAGTTCTTCTGCTAATCATATATTTGACGTTTCATATGGCATCTTGACTTCTGCCTCCTTTATACATTATGGGGGAACTAAGCTAGGCCATGCAACCAACAAAGACGGAAATGCGGCACTTGATTTATTTGACTACGACATAAGAAATATAGTAACAGGCTCAGAATTTGGGCAAATGTTAGATAAAAAGAGCAACCTCTATTCTCAGATGGCACAAATTTTAATGGGCTTTAATACGGACGGTGACGTTCGTCTTTTTGATTTGGACGGAAACTTATCGGCCGGCCGCAAAATAGGGTCCGCATTTTTTATCAACCTTTCAAGGTTAATAGTTAAGGACGAAATTAAAAAGGGGACCTTTTCTCTAACTATGGGTTCGGCTAACTCTTATGATGCACCCTTTGCGTCAACATTCACCCTTGCTGATTTGGAGGCTGGAAATAAATATTTCACTAATTCTCCCGCCGGCGAATTTGGGATATTATATACTGGCTCGTCCGCGGACGGAACAACGTTTGGGGACTCACGAGGCTTAATATTTTACCAAGCCGGCGTGGCTGTGATACCTGCTGCGTCAAACGTGGCCGGAGGGGATATGGTCAACGCTGTTTGGCAATCAAACGGACAAACAAAAGTCCAAACACTGGTAACCGCTTCTATGGATACAGTCGCAGATAGCTTTCTGCACAGACTTGATAAGGTTCAATTTAATAATACAACAGAGTTAAACTCAACAATATACTTTTGCAGAGCAAACCACAATGAATTTAATTACAGCTCTAACCCAACATACCTTAGTCAGAGCAAAATAGTAGTAAAGGGAGACAATGTCTTGGCACCACCGCGCTCTTATGTCACGACTGTTGGACTTTATTCTGCTGACAATGAGCTTCTCGCGGTTGCTAAGCTGTCAGAGCCCTTAAGAAAAGACCCAACAAACGAACTAACATTACGAGTTAGATTGGACTACTAAAATGTCTCTCAAAAGGTTTGGACCAAATGACCTGATTTACAGTTCTCTGGTTACTAAGCCACAATACAGTTTCATAGTTCACAGCGGCTCTCACTACAGAGATAATGAAATATTATCGGATGGAAACTTTTCTAATAAGATAAAGCACATTGAAGATGGTCACATTAGCTTACATGAACTTAATGTAGATAGGCCGGCCAACTCTATGATTTACGGCTTCATAGAAAAAAATACAACCAGATACTCATTTAGAACTGTAAGTGTCCAAGAATTTGATGATAATACAGAGATTCAATATGGAAACAGGATAACTCAAAGTTACCCAGTCAAAGCCGGCCTAAGTAGAATATTTATAGATTCTGGTCAAGAGTTTGATGTTCAGAATTTTGAAAATATTGGTTCGGCTACATTCGCAGCCCCAAATAAAAAATATATTCGAGCACTTAGGTCACTAGTCGAAACTAGCGAGACCTTTGGCCAAGTAAAAGAATATGGAGCCCTTGGTACAAGCAAGGTAAATCTAGTTTGTATTCCAGGAATATTTTATGGCTCAAAAGTTGAAAAAGGCTCAGTGGAACTAAATTACTACATCACTGGAGCTCTCGCTGGAACATTAAGGGACACAGCTAAAGACGGACTACTGGTTCAAACTCACGGCAATAATAAGGGCTCAACAGCCGGCTACGTTCTCTATAACCAGGGTATAATAATGTTGTCCGGCTCTTGGAATCTTTCAGTTGGCGGATATGTAGACAATTTTTTTTCAGATTCTGCCACTGAGTTCCCTACCTGGCTCAGTTTTGGAACCGGAATTCCCACCGTGGGAACCCCAGTGACAACAGGCTCTGTCGCATCCTCAGCTTATGAAATAAAGTTCAAAGGCTACAATAAGATACCAACCTTGACAATGATGGCTCATTCTGAGAAAAATGAAGAAAACTTCTCTACTAATCCAACATTTTTAGAATCATCGAGTGTCAAATCTCAAAGCTCAGAAAGAATGTACCTTGCGCCTCGCAGAAGAATTAAAAATATAAATAAATCAGACTTTGCAAATCACAGCGCGTCATTTGAAAGCAATACTTTTATAACTAAAGTTGGCATATATGATGAAGACCAAAACTTAATAGCTGTTGCCTCTTTGGCAAACCCAATCAAAAAGAGAAGAGAAAGAGATTATATGATAAAGATGCGAATGGATTTTTAGCATGGATGCAAAGGACAGATTCTTTTCAGTTCTGATGAGGACGAAGTATCTAAAAAGTACTTTAGAAATCACAAGACAAATAGCTATGCAGGCTCATGATATATTTGCTAGGTATTTAAATGAAAGACTCAGCACTGAATACCCCCAAGAAGAGAGTAAGCAAGAAAGTCCAAGACCAGCCCAACCTAATCAAGACTTTGCAGATGACACCAGCGAATCAGAACACAACCACAATCAGGCTGACAGTCCAATAGAGCAAGGCTATTCGTACTCAGAAGAAGACGTACAAAGTAAAGTGGAGAGTGAAGAAAAAGAAGAAAACATAAAAAAAGTTTTTCGAAAAATAGTTTTTGAAGTGCACCCCGATAGGCTCGGAGGTACCTCTAATTTCGAGAAGTCTGCGAAAAAAGTGCTTTTTGAAAAAGCAAGAGAATCTTTTGAAAAAGATGATTATTATGGTATAATAGAAATTGCAGAACAGTTAAATATAGATTTTCCGCCGCCAACAAGTAAGCAAATTGAGGCCATGAAACTAATGAACCTAGAAATGGAAAGAGAAATCTACACCTTAAAGAACTCTGTAGTTTGGCAGTGGCATCACGCAGATACTGACGACGTAAGAAAAGAAATAATGGACAACTACATTGAGTACACCAGAGAAAACAATCTTAGGACTTGACATATCAACCTCTATAACCGGGATTGCAGTTATCCACGCCGGAGAAATAAGAGAAAGTTTTTTCTGGGACACTAGAAATAAAAATAAGTTTCCATCTCTTTATGATAAGGCGGCCTTTCTAAAAGAAAATTTAATTAAACTTAGAAAACAGTATGAAATATCAGATATTTACATAGAGCAGTCGCTCCATTCTTTTCGTTCTGGGTTTTCTTCTGCACAAACACTATCGACATTATCTCGTTTTAATGGTATAGTGTCATGGTTATGTTACGAAATATTTGGTACTCAGCCCAAGATGATTGCGGCCACATCAGCGAGAAAGCAAGCTGGTGTTGGTATCAAACGAGGCGATAATGCTAAAGAAAAAGTTTTACAGTTTGTTGTTGACAATTACCCCGATATCGAGATAATATATACGAAGCATGGAAATCCAAAACCAGGAGTGTTGGATATGTGCGATAGTATTATTATAGCTTTGGCAGGTGACAAAATTGCAAGAGAAGAGGGAAATACTTAAAAAAGCCTTTGGAAGACCATGGTTTAGTGGAGGCGAGATGCTTTTCCATTGCCCTAAGTGCGACCACGACAAAAAGAAAATGTCAGTCAATATTGACAAGAATGCTTTTAAATGTTGGATTTGCGGCTACTCAGGCAACAAAATTTCCTACCTTATTGCTAAACACGCTTCAGAGTATTACGCAGAGTGGTCCAGTATCGCAGAAGAAGTTGACTTATCGAAGTATGAATTTATTTTCGACGAGCCAGACGAACTGCCAGACCAAATAATTAATTTTCCACAAGAATTTAAATCACTTACAGGTCCAAAGACAGGAGATAAGAGAAAAGCACTAGAGTATCTATATTCCAGAGATATCACAGATTTAGACATTCTTCGATGGAAGATAGGCTTTTGTGATTTTGGCGAATACCAAGGCAGGGTAATAATTCCATCGTTCAATACAAAAGGTCAGCTCAATTACTTTGTAGCGCGCTCTTATACTGAAGATTGGATGAAGTATAAAAACCCTAGAGCAAGTAAAGACTTGGTATTCAATGACTTAAATATTGATTGGGATGATGATATAGTAATTGTAGAAGGAGCGTTCGATGCAATACGACACAAAAACTGCATTCCCATTCTTGGGTCTAGCTTGCGAGAGAATCACAAACTATTCCAAAAGATATGTCGGAGCAAACGTGAGGTATTCCTTGCTCTTGACGAGGATGCGAAAAGCAAAGAGTTTTCTATAGCAAAGAAGTTTCATGAATATGGAGTTGCTTGCAAGAGTATTCCAGTGAACCCATATCCAGACCTTGCAGAGATGCCACGAGATGAGTTTTTGACCAGAAAACAAAATGCTGACTTTATAACAGATTTAGACTATTTAGAATATAAACTTGATTTTTAGCTTATGAGGGATATTGAGTGAGCACTACTAAAAAGAAACAAATAAAAGAAGAGAAGAAGTGGTACCAGAAAACCAAACAAGACCTTAAGAAGACCTACCGCTCCGCCCGAGGGCGCCCGGGCTCTGCTGGAGACAGGGAACTGGACCATGCGAAGAAGCTAGCAATAAAAAAAGCCTCGACAGCAATTCAAAATATCATTGACAAGCGCGCTGAAGCCTCCCTCGTGGCTGCCGCGGCCGAAGTGGACAAAGATATACAAAACTCCACACCAGACTTAAACCTCGAAGAGCTTGCCTTCGCGGCCTTGGAGAAGGAATATTTTAAGGTATACAACAGCGTTATGAAAACCATAGAATTGCAGAGCCCCGGGGCCCTTACAGTTGGAAACCCTGGGTACATCTCGACAGAAGAAATATTTAATATAGTCGATAACCAGTTTGCAAAAGAATACGCCGGCGCCACGTTGGTTAAGACTGACAACGGTTTTCAGTGGGTTTTTGATAATACCAGTACGACACCTGTAAACGTATATGATTATGAAGTCCCAGTGTATGACACGATGGGTAATGACTTAACTGGTCGAGGAAAAGACAAAATGGTCAACCCCTATATGGAAAGTGTTAAACACAACAATCAGCTTATTTTAGAAAACCATAGAAAAAACAGAAAAGTACACCCAGCTGCTAAAAACAACTGGTGGTATGACGCTTAATAAGGGATAACATTATGCAAATCACCAAAAGAAGACTAAAAGAAATCATCAAAGAAGAGATGGACCACCTTGCAGAAACCGGGGACCTGGAAGCGCTCACCGAATCAGAAAAAATGGCGTTTGAAATCATTCTAGAAAAACTCTCACCAGAACAATTAAAAGAATTGGGACTAAAAAGAATTTAGTTGACACTCTTAGCAATCCCTGATATACTACATCCAGAACATAATTATCGGAGGATAAATGAGATTTGCTCATATTGCGGATACCCATATCCGGAATCTAAAATATCACTTTGAATATAGAGAAATATTCAAGCAATTATATAAATCATTAAAAGAAGAAAAAGTAGATTACATTATTCATTGCGGAGATATCGCACATACCAAAACACAAATATCGCCAGAGTTTGTGGATATGTGTCGTGAGTTTTTTGAAAACTTAGCAGCTATTGCACCAACATATATTATATTGGGAAACCATGACGGCAATTTAAGAAACGACAGCAGACAAGATGCTCTGTCTCCAATAGTTAAAGCTATTAATAATTCAAACTTATCATTGATTAAAAATGCAGGAGAAGTTAAGCTTAACAGTGACTTCTGTTTAAATGTGCTATCAGTATTCGATGAGGATAACTGGACCAAGCCAACAGACAAAAGCCTTGTTAATATTGCGCTTTATCATGGAGCAATAAACAAATCTAAGACGGATAGTAATTGGACTCTGGGCGGAGACCACAGTATAGAAATTTTTGAAGAGTTTGACTTTGCCTTCCTTGGAGATATTCACAAAACACAAAAATTAGACAAAGATGGTCGAATTTGGTATGCTGGTTCAACTGTTCAGCAAAACTTTGGTGAATCTCTAGATAAGGGTTATTTACTTTGGGATATAGAAAGTAAAAACGAGTTCACTAACAAGCTTATTACTTTTAATAATCCAAAGCCTTTTGTAACGCTAGAACTAACCAAAGCAGGGAATTTACCAAGAAAGAAACCACCGGCAGGTGCCAGACTTCGTATTGTTTCCGACGAGAATGTGACCCTTGACAAAGTAAGAAAAGCAGTTGATATTGTTAAATACAAATATAAGCCAGAGTCAGTAACTTATCTTAACAGAGCCGCCGGCAAACAGATAACAGTTCAAGCGCCTAAGGGTTTAAAAAAACAAGACCTTCGTGACCTCAAAACACAAGAGATTCTAATGCAAGAGTATTTAAAAGAATACGATGTCACCGATGAAGTTATGGCCAAGGTCTATGATTTGAACAAAAAGTACAATGTTCAAATTGAAGAAGGAGAAGATGTACTTAGAAATGTACACTGGTCCCTGCAAAGCTTAGAGTGGGATAATTTATTTAACTACGGAGAGGGAAATAATATTGATTTCACCAAACTAGAGGGGATTGTAGGTATTTTCGGCAAAAACTATTCAGGTAAGTCTTCTATTGTAGATACTTTGTTGTATTCTCTTTATAATTCAACTAGTAAATCTATTAGAAAAAATTTAAATATTATAAATCAGAACCGTGATAATTGCACAGCCACCGCAACCATAAAGATTGATGATAATGAATATGTTGTAGAGAGGGTCTCTAAGAAATATACCAAGCGCCTTAAGGGGGCCGAGACTCTAGAGGCGAGCACTGACCTTGAGTTTTACAGAAAAGACCTCACAGGAAATGTAGAGGGCCTCAATGGAACCTCCCGACAAGATACAGACAAGAACGTAAGAAAGTATTTTGGCACATTAAGTGATTTTCTTATGACTTCTATGGCTAGTCAGCTTGATTCACTATCGTTTATTAACGAGGGCTCCACAAAGCGTAAAGAATTCTTGGCTAAATTTCTTGACCTACAAATCTTTGATAAGAAGTTTAAAATGGCAAAAGAAGATTCTGCTATGACTAAGGTAGCCCTAAGAAGACTAGAGGGTACCGACTTTGAGACACAAATATCTGAACTCAAAAGAGATATCATAAAAAGCGAGCTTAGTATTGAATCTAACAAGGCATCATGTTCAGATATCAGGGCTGTTATATTAGACGCTAACAAAGAATTGTTGGCAGTAGAAGCAAAGATTGAGTCGGTACCAGCTGAAATTATAGACCCTGTAATGACCTCACGCGCTATCAAAACAAAAGAAAAAACAATTCTTGGTATTACTTCTAAAAAAACAAAATCTATAGAAGAGCTTAGGCTTAGTGAAGAGAGGTATGAAAAGATTGCAAGCTTTGTAGGAAAGTTTGATATTGCATCATATACGCAAAAGAAAGAGCTTATTACTCAGAATAAGAAAAAGATAGAAGAACTTATTCATAGTATTAAGCTACAAAGCGAAGAGAGGGATAGAAACCTGAAAAAACAAAACCTACTGAAAGAGGTACCTTGCGGCTCTCAATTTCCTTCTTGCAGATTTATTAAAGACGCACACCAAGCAGGAGACTTAATTCAGATTTGTGAGTCTAGAATTGCTACACTATCTAGAGATGTGAACAAAACAGGAGAAGCTTTAAATCAGAATGACCCAGAAACAATTGAAAGCCATATAGAGAAATATAATCTACTTCTAGAGAAAAGAAACGTTTTAGCTACAAGTATCGCTAACAACAAGTTGTTTATTGAAAAAGCAGAAAGTTCTTTATTTAAAGAACAAGTTGAGTTACAGGAGCTTCAAAGCAAGAGCTTTGAGTACGAGCAAAACAAAGATGCAATTGAAAACTTAAAAGACCTAATTAAGTCTCGAGATGAAAAAAAAATATTTATTCAAGAGTGTGAATTGAAATTACAAGATTGTGAAAATAAAATTATGACTTTACATAAGAGACACGGTTCGTTAGAGCAAAAATTGAGGCACCTAGAGCAGGGCTTTGAAGAATATGAAACCCTTAAAGATGATTTTGCGGCTTATCACCTGCTTATGACCTGTTGCCACCCTAATGGTGTTTCATATGAGATTATTAAAGAGAGGCTGCCTTTTATTAATCAAGAAATTGCCAAGATACTTACAAATATTGTTGACTTTGAGGTTTTTATTACTAATTCTGATGACAAGCTTGATATTCTTATTAAACACCCTAGACATGATGCAAGACCACTAGAGATGGGTTCCGGCGCAGAAAAGACTATTGCAGCAATGGCAATTAGGCTAGCCTTTCTTACAGTTTCAAGTTTACCAAAGTCCGACCTATTTATATTAGATGAACCCGGCACCGCCCTTGATGAAGAAAATATGGAGGGCTTTGTTAGGATTTTAGATATGATAAAGGGATATTTTAAGACAGTTATTCTTATTTCACATCTAGACAATTTAAAAGATTGTGTTGATATGCAAATTAATATCGAGAGAAAAGATGGATTTGCATACGTTAATGTATAGGAGGATAAAATGGTGGCAGAGGTAAAAGCATTCGCGGACAAGTATACAGAAAAATTTATATCTAGAAAATTTCTTGCTTGGATTACAGGAACAGGACTTTGCATGTATGGTACAGTAACAAGCAGTGACTGGGTTGCAGTTACATTGGCTTATATTGGCTCGCAAGCACTAGTTGACCTTGCTGTTAAGTGGAAGCATGGACCAAGTGAACAATGAGTTGGATTTTAATTAAAACTTCTTTAAAGAAGTGTTACATTTGGTTAAAAGAATATTGGCAAGTGCCTTTTATTGTTTTTTGGACGGTTTTAGTTTATGTGGTGACCAGAAGGAATACAGATGCTTTAGTTGAAGTTATTCACTCAAGGAAAGAATCGTATAAAAAGCAAATAGAAACTTTAAAGAAGAGCCACGCTGATGAGCTATTAAAGAGAGACAAACTTTTAGTGACCTATCAAGATACAATCATTGAGCTTGAAAATAAATATTTGCAACAGGAAAAGCAACTTTCTGAAATGCAGAAAGAAGAAGTCAAGCAAATTGTTATAAAATCTAAAGGAAACCCCAATGAAATTAAAAAAAGAATACAAAAAGAATTCGGCTTTCAGTTTGTTGAATAAAATTATAGCACTAAGTCTGGCTTTTATGATGGTGTTACCAGCATCTGCTTTAGCTGACCCTGTAATTGGAGAAACAGTACTGCCCCCAGCCTCATTTACGCACGTACAAGATTATGATACGCTAGTTAAGATTGGACTCGACGGCGCCGGCGGCGCATGGTGTTATGACGACCATGCAAACGCGCTGCTAATAACGGCCGCCGGCCAAGCACAGGCTCGTTGCGAATTAAAACTTAAATATGAAGTGGAAAAAGAAAAAGCAAAATGTCAATTTGAAATTGAAAAGTTAAATATAAGGGTGCAGTCTTTAATTAAGCAACACCAAGAAATAAACCTTATAAAAGATAATGAAATAGAACAACTAACCGCTGCAGCTATGAAGCGGCCAAGCGACTATTCTGTGTGGTGGGCTACCGGCGGTATTTTGGTTGGCGCCTTGTCAACGTTAGCAATTGTTTTTGCGGTAAAATGACATGGATTACAACGAAGTAGCTAAAATAGAAAAAGCTATAAAAGACAAGTATGGTAAGCAAGCGATTCAAAACCCAAAAAGCAACTGGGATGAACACAAGGAGCAAAAATATCTTAACGATTTAAAGGACTTCTATAATAAAAATAGAAAAAATTCTAAAAAACCTCAAGAAGCAGAAGGTTTTGAAATCATAGATAAAAAAACAAGTAAAAGAGTAAAAAGAACATGTCCAGTTTGTTCAACCTTTTCCATAAAAATTCAGGATGACCTATACATGAATAAATTTGATTGTTGTTATAGATGTTATATAGAATATGTCGAAGACCGCGAAGAAAGATGGAAAATGGGGTGGAGACCGAACAACTGACTATTTATATTATAAGCTATCTGTATTGAGGTAAAAAAATTTATGGCTACAACTTTAGAAATTATAAACGGAATATCACAGGTCTTGGCAAATTCATACGATGGGGCTCTGGATGAAGCAGGGGAGCCTGTTAAGATTGGTCTCAGGAGAGAAGAGGGTAACCCACTCATAGACTCCAGAATCATGGATGGCTTCGGCGCTCACATTTCCGGAAATAGGCTTCACATTAAATATCATGTAGAAATCCCTCTAAAAGAGGTGCACTCTAACGGTTTCGAGGGAGAGATGGAGTCAATGGTTGAAAAGGTCAAGTCATTCATCCAGAAGGAATATAACAAGATTGCAAAAGACTCGCTTTCGCTTTCTGACCCAAGCGAAGTCGATGTTCTTGTGGAATATATATCCCGCATTCGCTGCAGCGTAAAGGTTCACAAGTGTTATAAGATTGGAGGAGTACCCACCGAGCCGGAAAAGGAGATAGACCCAGCTTACGAAAAAATGGTAGCTCTCAGCGGTTTAGGTGGCGCTCGACCACGGAATGAAAAAATAAGCAGCTAGCATGTCTTTCTCTCTTTCCAAGAAAGAAGTGATGAGAGAAATAGTCAAGTGCGGCAAAACTCCGGATTATTTTATAAATACATACGCTAAAATAACCCATCCGCAAAAGGGCTTGATTCCTTTTCACTTATATGATTTCCAAAAAAAACTATTGGAAGACTTTCAGGATTATAGATTCAACGTTATATTGAAAGCCCGGCAGCTTGGAATATCTACAATTTCCGCGGCGTATGTTGCTTGGCTAATGATGTTCCACAGAGAAAAAAATGTATTAGTTATAGCGACAAAGTTTAATACGGCAGCAAATTTAGTAAAAAAAGTAAAAGCAATAATAAAGAACCTTCCAGACTGGCTCAGAATATCGAATGTAGACATAGACAATAGGACAAGCTTCGTATTATCAAACGGCTCTCAGATAAAAGCGTCGTCAACCTCTGGTGACGCTGGCCGCTCCGAGGCTTTGTCTTTACTGGTGATAGACGAAGCTGCCCACGTTGAGGGCCTTGAGGAGCTCTGGATGGGCCTTTATCCAACTCTATCAACAGGCGGCCGCTGCATCGCACTCTCAACGCCAAACGGCGTCGGAAATTGGTTTCATAAGATATATAGCGAATCTGACTCCGGGGAAAATGATTTTCACCCTACTGTGCTCCCATGGAGTGTGCACCCAGATAGAGATAAAGCCTGGTTTGAGAAAGAGACTAGAAACATGTCTCGCAGGGAGATTGCTCAAGAGTTAGAGTGCAATTTCAACATGTCCGGTGAGACGGTCTTTTCTCCTGAAGACTTAGAAAAATATGGTAACCTTTGTGTCGACCCCGAATATAGGACTGGTTTTGATAGAAATCTTTGGATTTGGGAAAAGAGGAAAGACGAAAAGAGTTACTTTATATCGGCTGATGTTGCTCGTGGGGATGGCAAGGATTATTCCACAGCGATAGTTTTTTGCACAGAAACTATGACCGCAGTAGCAGAGTACAAAGGCAAGTGCACTCCAGATATATTCTCTAGGGTCTTATATGACCTAGGAGTTGAATACGGAAACGCGCTTTTAGTGGTTGAAAACAACACAGTTGGCTTTGCTGTGTTAGAAAAATTGAGAGAATCAGAGTATCCCAATCTTTACTATTCTATAAAGAGTACACATGAGTTTGTCGAAGAGTACCAAGCAGAAAACATGAACAACGCTGTTGCGGGCTTCTCAATGACTTCTAAGACACGTCCGCTAATAGTCGCAAAGATGGAAGAATTTATAAGAAATGGCCTAATTACATTGTATTCAGCCAGAATGTTGTCGGAAATGAGGACATTTATTTGGAACAATGGGCGCCCAGAGGCTATGAGGTCGTATAACGATGATTTAATAATGGCTTGTGCAGTTGGTTGCTGGATTAGAGACACTGCTCTATCGGCTAATAAGAGACAATTAGAGTATAACAAAGCGTTCATTGGTGGTATAATGAGAAGCACCAACGAACTCGACACCAGAATAAAAGGAATGATAGGCACAAAGAACATGAAAATGTCAGAAACCCTAAAAAATCATCAAAAAGTAAGCACGCAGTTCCCATGGTTATTGAAGGGGTAATAAATGTCAAACAATAAAAATAAAAATAATCCAAGAAACACTCAAAGTGTCCTCTTTAGGCGCCTAACCAGACTCCTGTCCGGACCATTAGTCAACTACAGGACACAGACAAGTCACAGGCTGAGAAGAATGGATTTGGACAGGTATGCCACAAAGTTCACTTCAGCTTCTGGGGCGGACTTCAAGAAAACAGCGTATAACCCATATGACAATCTCCAGGCCCAAGCGATGGCAGCGCAAGCTAGAACGGAAAGGTATGTCGATTTTGACCAAATGGAGTACACACCAGAAATAGCCTCTGCTCTAGATATATTTGCAGACGAGATGACAACTTATAGTGCCTTGAATAAAGTTCTAGGTATAAATTGTGATAATGAAGAGATAAAGCTAATTTTAGAATCGTTATATTATGATATACTAAACATAGAATATAATTTGTTTTCTTGGTGCCGGTCGATGTGTAAATACGGGGACTTTTTCCTGTACTTGGACATTGATGAAAATTTAGGAATAACCTCAGCAATTGGGCTACCCACCTCAGAATTGGAAAGAATGGAGGGCGAAGATAAGACAAACCCCAACTATGTCCAATTTCAGTGGAATTCAGCAGGCTTAACATTAGAGAATTGGCAGATAGCACACTTTAGAGTTCTCGGTAACGATAAATATAACCCTTACGGAACATCAGTGCTGGAACCAGCCAGAAGAATCTGGCGCCAGCTGACTCTTTTAGAGGATGCAATGATGGCTTACAGGATTGTTCGTTCTCCTGAGCGCCGCGCTTTCTATATTGATGTTGGTAATATACCTCCACAAGACGTAGAGCAGTATATGCAAAAAGCTATGACACAAATGAAGAGAAATCAAGTGGTCGACCCAGATACTGGCAGGGTAGATTTAAGGTATAACCCACTCTCAGTAGAGGAGGACTATTTTATACCCGTTCGTGGAGGTACGAGCGGAACTAAAATAGAGTCTATTGCAGGGGGAAAGTACACCGGAGATATAGATGATGTTAAGTATCTTAGAGATAAACTCTTTTCTGCATTAAAAATTCCAGCTTCTTATTTAAGCTCCGATGCAGAAAAAGCCCAAGAAGATAAATCAACTTTGGCGCAAAAAGATATTAGATTTGCCAGAACAGTGCAGAGGCTTCAAAGGTCAATAATTTCTGAGTTGGAAAAGATAGGCGTAATTCACCTTTATACTCTGGGGTATAGAAGTGAAGACTTGGTCAGCTTCAAGGTTAAGTTAAATAATCCATCAAAGATATCAGAGATGCAAGAATTGGAACACTGGAAAACCAAGTTTGATATAGCCTCTTCAGCGACAGAAGGGTTCTTCTCGAAACAATGGCTAGCGAAAAGATTGTTTGGTATGAGTGATGATGAATTCCTGAGAAACAGAAGGGAGATGTTCTATGATAGGCGCTTCGAAGCCGCTTTAGAGACTGCAGCAGAAGCAGAACAGGCTGCAGCGACAGCCCCCGGAGGAGAGTTCGCAGCTGATATGGGCGAACCAGGAGGCACAGGCACGGCTGGAATGGAACCAGAACTAGGCGCCCCAACGACCGAGACCCCAGGGGCCCCACCTGAAGCAGCGCCGGCTGCAGCCCCAGACGCTGGCGGCGCCGCCCCTGATGGTGGCCTTTTGGCAGCTCCTCCAGCAAAGAGAGACGACAAAGGACGCCAAGTAAAAAAGGAAAAAGGCAAGGTTAAAACTACGACAGAGAAGTCTCACGGCTGGTACGAGCCTAGGTTAAACTCCCCGGGTGGAGACAGAAGAGGCACTTCCGGCCCGAGAAAGAAGAATATGAATAGAGCAGCTACACCAGAAACCGGAACATCAAGGAAAGTATACCCAGGATATAGCGAATTAACGGGCTTGGCCAAGGGAACTAGTATTTACGAATCAAAGAAAACTAATTACTCTGAAGAGGAAGAAAAAAGACTCTTTGAACAAGAAGAGGAGCTAAAGAAACTGTTTGAAAATTTAGACTTTACATCGAGGAAAAATAAATAATGAGGCTAAAGCACAATAAAAAAAGAAATACTGCATTTGTTTATGAGGCCCTGGTTAGAGAGCTAGCCAAATCAATTATCAAAAACAATAAAAACAAACAAAATAAAATTGTTAAGATTATGAAGGAACACTTCTCCCCCAACAAAGAACTTAAAAAAGAGTTAGGTTTATACAAGACGATATATGAAACAAAAGATTTAGAGAAGAACACCGCGGAAAAGCTCTTGAGAGAGGCAAAAGCAGAATATTCCTCGCTCAATAAGTCTACAATTTTTCGAGAGCAGTCTGCCCTCATCAACAAGATAAACAAAACGCTGTCAAAAGACCTTTTTAAAAATTTCGTTCCAAATTACAAAAATATTGCAACAGTATATTCTATATTTCAGGAGGCATTGCCGGTAAAAGATAGGGTCCTCCTAGAAGAAAATATAATAGAGCAGATGTCATCATCAGCAGAAATTCCAACTGACGACAAAGAACCTATTGATAATATTGTCTACAATACGTTTGTAAACAAGTTTAATGAAGAGTATGCGAGTAGTTTAAACGAAAGTCAAAAAACGCTATTTAAAAAATATATTTCATCATTTTCGGACAACGGATTGGAGATGAAGTACTATATAAACGAAGAGATAAGTAACCTAAAAACAAAGTTAGATTCCTCAAAAAATTTAGACTATATAGTAGAAGATAATGATTTAAAAGTAAAAATAGATGAGGTATACTCCTTGTTGGATTCCTATAAAGATAAAGAGGTGGATACTGACTTGCTAGAAATCATACTTAAAACTCAACTTTTAGTAGACGAGATTGAAAAAGATGACGATATCAGTTGATATACAGATGGACCCCAGGGTCCGCCTTAAGGCAAGAAGGACACTAGATGGAAAAATAATGATTTTCGACCATGAAGATATAGACATTATTTTATCACCCAGCGATAAAAAGTGCATTTCTTTCCCCAAGGACCAACTTACTGACAAGGTGTACGAAGCTCAGGACCGAATGTTTAACTTTCTCAGCCGCGCCGGCGTTATTGATAAGGCTACCATCAGGGGGGGGAACATCCACGGTTCTTTGGAGGCTAGTATCCTAGAGAGCTCCATAAAAGGTATAGACGAGACACAGGCTTTTATATATTCTCTAGATAGATATCTAAATGATGAAAAGCCTTACTTCACCAGTAGTAAGAAACTTCAAGATGACTACTTGGACAGCCTGCTCAAGCCGGATGCAGAAGACTCAACAGAGTTAGGAGATGTACCACATTCCGATAAGAAGGGTTCACATGGCTTTACTAGGGGCCCATACGGATTCATGTACAATTACTCTCTTGTACGAGAACACAACGCAAAAGAGAAAGAATGAATTTAATCTATTTTTCTCTTTGTTGTGCCGGTCTCACACAAATATTGGTTTATGGTAAAATCTTTGATAAAATACGCCCGACCAAGGGCTGGTTTGGTCAGCTCTTTTCTTGTCCCATGTGCACCGGTTTCTGGTCGGGACTATTTTTGTGGGCAGCAAACAAACACACAGAACTATTTACTTTTGATTACTCTTTGACAACAGGGTTATTCTTGGGTTGCCTGGGGTCTCTTGTAAGTTATATTTTTTCTGTATCTTTTACAGATGATGGAATAAGAATTGATAATAATTGAGGAGTTTTTATGAAGCCTTTCGCTACTATAAGATGGATGATACGCCCAGTTGCTAACTGCTGCAAGGGGTCGTAAATGACGCGGGTAGCCCCCGCTAAATTGGAAAATTTATTATGAAGTTAATAAGAGAATATTACGAATTATGTGACGGTGGAATTTGCCAAGACTTACTGACAGAGTCAGAAAAGAAGTTTGTTGCTGAAGGCGGCTGTATTTTGTCTGGGCTGATGCAGGAGGCAGAAGTCAAGAACGGCAACGGTCGAACTTATCCGCTATCAGTTTTGCAGAGAGAAGTTGCGCTTTATGAGAAGCTCGTTAGAGAGGGGCGCGCCCTTGGTGAGTTGGACCATCCTGAGTCTTCTGTAATCAATTTGGTAAATGCCTCTCATATTGTTACCGCAATATGGATGGACGGCCCAAAGTGTTATGGTAAGATAAAGGTCCTGCCCACCCCGTCCGGAAAGATACTGCGGTCGCTAGTAGAAAGTGGAGTATCTCTTGGCATATCTTCCAGAGGCCTGGGGTCCCTGGAAGAGAGAAATGGAATATCAGAAGTTCAGGACGACTTTCAGTTAATATGTTTTGATATGGTGTCAGACCCATCTACACCCGGAGCGTTTATGGGACTCACAGAATCTAAAGACCGCCCAAATATATTTACCAAAAATGACAAAGTCAACAGAGCGCTTGATAATATATTGTATAAGTTCGGCAAGAAATGAAAAAATCAGAATTAAAAGCACTCATTAAGCAGTGTGTTAAAGAAGCATTATTCGAAGAAGGCGTCCTCTCGGAGATTATTGCAGAGGTAGCTTTTGGGCTAACGAAGGCCCAAACCATAATGCTTGAGCAAAAATCTAAAAAAGAACCGGAAGACTTTACAAAGCAAATTGCTGCAGAAAGAGAAGAAAACAGCAGAAAGTCTTTGGCAGAAGCAAAAAAGAAAATATTAAACGCTATCGGAAAAGAAAGCATGTCAGGCGTTTTCGAAGGTACCGAGCCTTTAAAGAGTGCTCCATCACCGTCGGCATCTCCCCATAGCCCTTTGGCCAATAGGGACCCTAGTGATTCAGGAGTAGACATATCTGGTCTCTTTAGTCTCGCGGGTAAGAAATGGAATGCACTAAAATGAAAACAGAAAAAAGGATACTTTAAAATGGGAAAGAGAACTCCAGTACACGCAGAAGTGTATATAAGAGACCAGCAGCAGTTTGAGAGAATGCTTAAAAAGTTTACTAAAAAAGTAAAAAAATGTGGTATTCTTGATGAAGTCAAAGAAAGAAGATACTATACAAAACCTTCAGTTAAAAGAAGAAACAAAAAATTAGAAAAGAAGAGACTAATTAAAAAAGCTGTGGAAAAAGAAAAAAATAAACTTTCCAACGAATATAAGTAGAGGTATTATATAATGGCAGGCAAAGGATTTAGTCACACACCAAACGCAGGAGAGTTCAGAACTGCGTCAAGCTGGGGTCGAACTCGTAGACCAAAAAATTTAAATGGTGCTAGTTCCACTGCCCAGGCCCAGATAGGAAAGGTCGCCGGCGCTAAGACCGCGGCCCCTACAGTTGTCGGCGATGGACACGTAACTGAAAATCAAAGGTATTTGCACCTCGCTCTCATAGCCGATGCAACTGTGGCGACTAGGCAAATTACAGTCTGGGCGTGGAGCCATGCGTTTGAAACCTGGGCAATTCTTAGACCTGTCGGCACACCGGCCACCAACGCAGTTATCGGAGCAACCGCATCACAAGCAAACTATTCAGTGTTTGAGATAAGTGGAGTTGACAAAGTTTACTTTCAGGACACTGGAGCTGGTGGAGCTGGGGCCATTCAAGTCGGCGACGAATTTTACGCTGCATGTTCCACATTTTAAGGTTTAAGTAATGTCAAGCTTTCATACCTACAGCAGCTGGGGCAAAACAAGAGGCACTAAGAATATATTATCGGAAGCCTCGATAACTCCACCCACAAACTTTCCAGCAACCAAAGTGATGGCATTTGATGGCACTGATGACTTTGTTCGTGTGTCGGATGACGATGTTTTTACATTTACAGATGGCACCCAAAATGTCGGAAGTGATAAGCCTTTCTCCATACAAGCTTGGGTAATGATAGACGAGCCTGACCTTAATCTTGATGGCGCAAGGCAGGGTGTTTTTGTTTCTAAATTTCGTGGAAACACTAATGTAGAATATTTTTTTGGCCAATTGGATGGCAGAGTGCTTTGGAACCTGTACGATAATAATGCCCCAAACAATACTGATGACCCAGGCCAAGGGCACCCAGCAAAGTCATCAAATCGTATTAAAGCTACAAGTGGCGTTATAGCGCATGATGTTTGGAACCACGTAGTTGTTACCTATGATGGGTCAAAACATGAGAATGGCCTAAACATTTATGTCAATGCAGTGCTCAACGTCACCGCACGGGAAGACACGAATGACAACTATAACGGAATGGTTAACACTAATTTGGATGTAGTTATAGGGTCTACCGATGATGGCAGCGCAGATTTTGAAAAGAAGATGACAAACGTTGCAATGTTCAACAAAGAACTATCAGTAACAGAGGTATCCGAGCTTTATAACAATGGTCGAGTTTTAAATCTTACAACTTTTAGTGATTATAATAGTGTTATCGCCTGGTGGAAACTTGGAGATGGAGACACTTTACCAACCGCTATAGACTCTAAAGGCGGCAGAAATGGCACAGTAACAAACGCAACATTGGTAGACGAACCCGGAGCTGCAAGGCCTGGCATATTTGCGACAGATGGATTCTCTACTGAAAATCAAAGATACTTAAACTTAAGAATATCCGAAGCAGGTGACAACGCACAGCCGGCAGTAACAGTGTGGCTTAAATCTTATGGTATGGGCTATGACAGGTGGGCAAAGCTAGACACTTTTAGCGGAGTGCAAAACTCTGTTGTTACTCATGTAATAGATATTAACGGCGCCGATAGGGCCCTTCTAATTTGGGACGGTAATGGCAATGATGTTAAAATTTCTGCTGGATGTTCAACTTTTTGACCATTCAAAAAAATCTTTCTCTTAAAAAAACGAAATACTATTTATTTAGAGAAACTTTTGTTATCGGTGTATTAGTGTAATATTTTCGGGAGTTAAAACACAATGTCAAGTTTATTAGAAAGAGCCATTATTGATGCCACAGCGCTTAAGGAAGCTGCCCTTAAGACCGCAGAAAATACAATAATTGAGAAATATTCCAACGAAGTTAAAGATGCGATGGATAGGCTCTTGGAGCAAGAGGGCGACCCTTTCGCAGCCACAGACGCGTCGCTTTCCGACCCAAACCCAATGGGAATGGGCAATATGGAGCTAGATACCGACACCGACATGGGCATGGAAGATGCTGGAATGGACCCCGGCTTAGAAGATGACCTCGATACAGATACACCAGAAGAGGAAGAAGATAACTTTTTTGACCAAATTCCAACAGGTTTTGACCCGGACCTCACTGACCCAGAAGATGAAATCATCAACATAAAGTTAGATTCTCTAAGAGCCGAGCTTCCAGATGAAGAAGAGGTTGGTGTTTTCGGCGGAGATGACGAACTTGAGGATGACGAAATTGGAATTGACGTTCAAGACGATGATGAAGAGTTAGACTTTGAAAATGAGTTTGGCGATGACGATGATGGGCTTGAGATAGAAGATGACGATGTTGAGGTAAATGCAGACGAACTAGAGGGCATGATATCAGAAATCATAAACAACCTAGACCTTGACGACGATACTGATTCCGAGCTTGAAGAAGCCGTCAGGGTTGACTTCGAGCCTCAAAAAAGCGGATGGGCAGGAACCCCTGAGTCTATCATGCGCGAATACGAATCTATGTTACTTGCGAGAGAGCAAGATAGCGAAGTAAAAGAAGAAAACGAAGAGCTGCGCAAAACAGTAGCAGCCTTACAGAAAGAAAACAAAACTTTAGGAACTGTTGCCACAAAATTAAAGGCACAGATAGAAAAATACTCTACAACACTTGAAACTTTGCAAGAAAAGTTGGAAACCACGAATGTTTCTAACGCGAAGTTGTTGTACATTAACAGAGCTTTAGAAAATGCCTCCCTGAATGAGCGACAAAAAGAGAAAATTGTCGAAGCCATTTCAAAAGCCGAAACAATACAAGAAGCAAAGATAGTTTTTGATACACTCGAAGATACAATCACTTCTTCCCCTGCAGAGAAGAGGTCTGGTGGTTTAAACGAGGCCGTTTCAAGACGTTCAACGTTGCTTGTAAATGCTCGAAGCGAGCAAAGGCAAAAGGTTGCTAATCCTGTGTATGATAGATTACAGAAATTAGCAGGGATAAAAACATAAAATAACATTTTTGGAGGTAATATATAATGTCTGTTTTACAGAGACTTACAGAAGGTGTTGTTCAGCGTAACGTTCAGAAGGAAGGTGAAGCTCTACTTAACAAGTGGGAGCAGACCGGTCTTCTTGAAGGTCTTAACGAGGGACAGCAGAAGCAGGGAATGGCCGTCCTGCTTGAAAACCAGGCTAAGGAGCTTCTCCGTGAGGCTTCATCTATGGCAGCTGGCGATGTCGAAGGCTTCGCAGCAGTTGCTTTCCCAATCGTTCGTCGTGTATTCGGTGGATTGATTGCAAACGATTTAATCTCGGTTCAGCCGATGAGCTTGCCATCTGGCCTCATCTTCTTCCTTGATTTTACGCATGAATCAGCTCGTGGCGGAGCCGCGGCTGGCGAGTCGGTATACGGCGGAAACGTTGTTGCACGCGGCTTGACTGGCGGTGTGGACCTTTCTGGTCCTGCAGGACGCCTAGGGGCAGACGGCCCAGGTGGACATTACGATATGGGCCATCGCGCCGCTCAGGCAACGGCATCGGTTTTTCTCGCAATAGACTCATTCGCCCCGGCCGACGCAACGACTGCCTTGGGCTTGGTCACTGACGTGTCAGCTTCTCTTGTTTCTGGATTAACAGAAGTTCAAAAGAAAGCTATTAGATACGATGCTGATATTCTAGCCGATGGCGGTGTTGTTACAATTTTGGCACACACCGGGACTGTTGCTACTTTAAATGCGAAAATTGGTTCACCAATTGATGAAGAAGCTCTCGCTGCTTTCGGAACTGATTACTCGCCAGCTGCCGACCGCGCCTCTACTATCGTCCGTCGTCTCACTCGTGTTGAGGGAGATAAGGTAATTGTAGTTCTTCACGATAAAGATGGCACTGCAGGCCTTGCCAACCAAGGCTTCACATCAGGTTCTATCGGCGGCGGCGGCGCGGGTATTGATGAGGCCATGGCATTTAAGTTTCCAATCAAGGACGACTTGCAGCCAGGTAATGGTCTTGGGTCTGTTATTGGTCAGGATGTTTGGGGCCTTGAAGAGCCACAGCCTGGTACCGGAAATGCTGGTAACAGCGTAGGCAAGAACACGATTCCAGAAATCGACATCAAGGTTGACAGCATCGCTGTTACCGCTCAGACAAAGAAGTTGAAGGCAAAGTGGTCCCCAGAATTGGGTCAGGACCTCAATGCTTATCACAACTTGGACGCTGAGGTTGAGTTGACTGGTATTCTTTCTGAGCAAATTGCTTTGGAAATTGACCGTGAGCTTCTTGGTGAGCTTGTTCAGGGTGCAACCGCCGGTACTCGTTACTGGAGCCGTGCACCAGGTCTTTTTGTTGACAGCAATGGTGCCGAACTCGGCGCCCAATCTGCAGCACCTGACTTCACTGGTACGGTTAGTGAGTGGTATGAGACACTCATTGAAACCATCAATGACGTTAGCGCTCAGATTCACAGAAAGACACTTCGCGGTGGTGCAAACTTTGTTGTTTGTTCACCAGAAGTTGCTAACATCCTTGAGTTCACCAGTGGTTTCCGCGCAAGCGTAACTGCTGACCAGGACCGTGGCACCATCGGTGCTGTTAAGGCTGGTAGCTTGAGTAAGAAGTTCGACGTTTACGTTGACCCATACTTCTTGCGAAACGTAATCCTCGTTGGCCGTAAGGGTAGCTCGTTCCTCA